CTTCGCTAGTTCACGCAAAAACGCAGCACCAAGGTACTTCGAGCACTCCGCCTGGCTCTTCACAATCCGCTCGAGCGCTGAATTGTCATCCCGGTTGTCCAAAATTCGCAGGAACGCCAGCAAGTCTTTGACCTCTGCGCGATTAAAAAACGAGCACGCCCCTAACACAATATAGGGAATTTCCTTCCGGAACAGCGCTTCCTCGAGCAGGCACGCTTGCCGATTGGTCCGGTAAAGAACAGCAAAGTCGCCCTCGCCTTTCGCACGCCACTTAGCGATAGAGTCCGTCACCCACTCCGCTTCACCGTTGTCGGTCGCAAATTCCACAAATTCCGGCATTCCTTCAGTAGGCTCTGAATGTTTGCGGAACGGAAAAATCTTCTCCAAAAACCCCGCGATCAACGAAGGACAGCCCGTGATGGTTTCCTTGTAGAGGCTTACAATATGAGGCAACGACCGGTAGTTGGTTGCCAGAAAAAACTTCTGGTGCTCCGGAAAATATTTCCCAAAGTCTAGACAGATGCGGTAGTCAGCGCCTCGCCAACTGTAGATGGCTTGGTTGCTATCACAGACCGCTAGAAAGTTATCCTGGGGAGCCGCAATAGCTTTAGCCACGCCCATCTGCACTTTATCGGTGTCATGGAATTCGTCGATCATCAGGTACTCACACCGCGCCTGCTCGGCCAGGAGTACCGCGCGCTTGTCGCGCAGCAGGCGCCAGGCCAGAAAAATCATGTCGTCAAAGTCTAGGATCCCCAACTTTTGTTTCTCGGCCTCGAATAACGAATAGGCCAGCGCGTACACATCATTAGGGTCCTGAGCCAACGCCTGGTCGCAATCGATATCCTCGCGCTTTTTCAGGGAAATGTACGACCGCAAAATCTTGACGTGCAGCTTGGTCCCGAGCTGCTCCCGGTTGCTGGCCGTCATCCGCAGAATTCTCGACGTCGCGGCCAGATCGATCGGCGCATAGGACAGTTTGAACGGCAACTGATTGCGATTCCGCAGAATTAGTCGATAGCCAAGGCTGTGAAACGTTGAAATAGTGGCTTTTAGATCGTCCGGCTCCATGCCAATTAGCTTGCCAACACGCACACGCATTTCCTCAGCCGCGTTGTTGGCAAAAGTAATCGCGAGAATCGAACGTACCGGATGGCCTTCGTGGATCAACCGAGCTACGCGATGCGTTAGAAGCCTCGTTTTACCGCTGCCCGGGCCCGCAACGCAAAGAGCCGCACCTTTATCGAACAGCGCAGCCTCACGCTGGTACTGGTCCAGCCCATCGAGATTGAATGCGGCGGTCATAGATCGTCTAGCGCGTCTTGCGCCTGCGACTCCAGATTTGGAGTCGCTTGCTTGATGTCCTCTTCGAGGTCAACCACCGGGCTATCCGGAACTTCGACGGTGGCTTCATTAACTTCCGGTTGCCCGTTTTTCGGCTTTCCGGCCAGCCGTTTTTCCAGTTCGTCGCCGCCCAGGTGATCAAAACCTTTTACGTCAAACCGCAGCATTCCGCTTTCATCTGGAGCAACATTCACGAGAACTTTTCCGTGCAGCCCGGCAACCTCGTTACGCCGGATCGTTGGCTTGCCAGAGGCCAGCAACTCTTCCGGATAGCCGAATTTCTTCAAAAAGTACAGGCACCAGGACTGCGCCCGCGGATTCAGGTAAATCCGGAAGTTGAATTCCGTCCCTGTATGCGGATCCGGCTGACCGTTCGGAGGATCTTCCACGATGGCGTCCAGAAGCATATAAGGCTTCGTTTCACCCTCTTTGACCGATTCTCGAAACAGGCAGTTTTTTAGATACACGGTCCAGATGTGCATCCCAACTTCTACCTGCTTTTCAGACCACTGCGGTTGAAACTCTTCACGTTCGGCCATTTCACTCTCCTAAGCCGTCGGCGGCTGATCGGAAACCGTGGCGAGCAGGTCCGCGTAGGCCGTTTCTACCGCCTTAAAGTCTGCAGAAAGCCCTTCGTTGCGCACAAACGCTGTGACCGCGTTCATCCCGGTCGGCCAAGTCATTGCTGCGACCCGTTCGAGCGCGTTCAGGGCCACGATCTTTTGCCCCTCGGGCGCGCCCTTCAGGTCTTCGACCCGCAAGATACGCTTCAGGAAGAACACGAGTTGGTCGGGCGACGATTGCACCTTCGCCGCGAGTTCCCGGGCCCAGGTCTTGAGATCTTTCTTCTGCTTGCCGTTGGTGCCGGTCGGCTCCATGGGCGGAATATTCGCCTTGGGAGGGCCCGAGGGCGCCGCTTGCGCGGCTGGCTGGGCAGTTTCCTTGGGCGGCTGTTTCTTAGCTGCAGGAGCCTAGGCAGGCGGAGATGTTGCAGCTTTTGCCGGCTGCGCGGGCGCTTGGGCAGGAGCGACAGTTCTCGGCTCTTCCGCCCCGGGCTCGAGATCTTCCATATCTTGTGTGAACAGACCAGAGCTGCGTGTGGCAGAAAGAACCGCGCTGACCTTTGAGCGCTTCAAGGACATCTTCAAAATTGTATTTTTTGAGTCGCTCATGTCAGGATTCAAGACACGGCCTATCGTTTGCTCGGTAATCCGTTTATCGCCGTCCAAAAACTTTGATCCGCAACCACCTTTTTTGGCAAAACACAGCCAACCGCCTCCGTATTCTTCCCGGCCCTTAATGATGGCTTCGGCACCACACGCCGGACATTTCCGCTTTCCTTCCCGCCAGCGATATTTGCTTTCGTAGGAATTGCAATTTCCGAGTCCAGACGCAACAAAAATGCCGGACCCTTTTTTGGTGAGGTTGCACTTCATCGTGTAATCAAACAAGCCACGGTCGTAGTCCTCAACTTGTTGAACGATCACGTAATCGTCGGCAAGTCCGTAAATCTCACAAAGTTTGTCCGCGCCAGGCTTGTACAAAGTCGGTTTTTGCGTTCCAGGAATCACGCCATAGTCTTCATTTTCAACAAGGTATTCCTGAACAAACTCACGAAACTCTTTCAACCGTTGCTTGGCAACTGCCAGATTCATTACTGGAGCAATCAGGTAAGCATCGGTATCCACCATGCGCTGAAGCTGTTGTCCACCAACTTCAACGATTGCCTCTTTCGGTGTACTCATTTCTTCCTCCTCCTATAAATTAAAACCATACCTCACCAAACCTTACCGCAGCCGACCTTAGCTTGCCGCACTATGCCTTACCAAACCACACCGTGGCTTACCTTGCCACACCTGAACTTGGCAGACCAAAGCTCACCTCACCATAGCGTGCCGCACCGAACCCTACCGCGAAACTTCAAACCTAGTGACAGCGTAACGACCAAATGTCGGACGAAAATCTCCAACACCGATTAATCGTCCTCCTGCCTGGATCGTCTCGTTCAGCAACGCAGGAGAAATGTATTCAGGCAGCAAAACCTGAAAATCGAAACCCACTCTCCAGCCAGAAAGAAGCCCGGGCCGATGACGAGTAATTCCGTTGCGCTGGATCATCACGCGCCGGCGATCAACAAAATCCCATTCTTTCTTGCCGACAGAGCACAGATCGGTAAGATTTGCGATTCCGGCCTTGAACAAATCCATAGCCGACTTACGTGGCGAGCGCGGGTCTTGCTTGTATTTCGCGGCGTTGACTACCGTCATCCGAAAATATTCGGTTGGAATCGAAAGAAATCCTCTCTCGTCTCGGTAAACGTAAGATTCAAGGTCATCTTCCTTTTTGGCCTTGGAGCCTTTCGCAGCCTTCGATTTCGCGTCAATTCCATCAACCGACCAACGATGGAAAAGAAACGCAGCCGTGCCCTCGACTTCTATGTGCGCGATGTACGGAACTTCAATTGCGCTTGCGCCATCGTTTGAAACATCGCTCAGAATTGCCGCCTTTTGTGTCATTTTGTGATCCTCTCCGTTTTTAATTTGACCACACCTTGCCAAGCCGAACCGCAGCCCACACGACCTGACCATGCCCGACCATACCGAACCGCACCCTGCCAATGCGGGCCATGCCACACACAACCAAAACCCGCCCAACCCTACACTGCCTCGCCTTACCTAACCACGACATCTCCAAATTTGGAGACTTGCCTTGTCTGAATAAGGTTTTTACAGTGACGCTTGCTGTTTGTCAAGCAAAATTATCGCGGTTGCTGTTTTTAGGAAACTACACCAATTACCCGAATTGCCAAACCGTTCTCGCTTGCTGTATATTGGCCGCATGAGAAAGAAACCCAAACAAGATATGGTCAAGCTTGGCGAAAGTGGCGGTCACGCCACGCTCAAGAAACGAGGACGGAAATTCTTCTCCGAAATCTCCAAGAGGCGTAAAAACTTTAGCGGCGGGCGCCCTCCTAAAGACAAGGAAAACCATCCGTTAGAAAAAGACAAGCCCCGACCATCCCAAGTAGACGCATACGAAGATTAGGAAATGGAAAGTTACACGATCCCGGAATTCGCAAAAAAATACGGCTTCACCGTTCAAACCGTTTCCCGACAAATCGCACAAAATAACCTAAGCACCGTCACCGTTGATGGCGTGCTACACGTGTGGGATCCGTGGAGCGACCCTCAAACCGGCACGAACACAGCGGAAGACATCTACATGCTCCGCGGCGTTGAGGTGGCTGAGATCCTCGGCATCACCACCCGCGCGCTACGCTACCACGTTGCCGGCGGGGGAATGCCTGGGAAGGAATGTATTGGCGGGAAAATCGCTTGTGTGTGGATTGGGAAGCAGCGACGCTACTGCCTGGCCGACGTCCGGCGTTTTATTGCCGCTCGGATGGAGAAAAGAGTTGGTCGAAGCCGGGTGCGCGCGGGAATCGTCGAGTGGGCGCTCGAGCGACTCGCGAATCCGGAACAGTCCATCCCCAAAAATCCAAGAGCCGAGCCCGGGATTACCAAGTGTTCGGAAAACCACCGCCACGTTCGAACCGGCTACATCGTTGCAAAACAAGGACACAGCAGGAAAAAAGGAAGCGGCAAACTCCGCGCCGCTCTTAACCGGCCGCCAACCTAAAAGGAGGTCCTATGAACCGTCGAGATTTGCTGAAGTCGCTTACTGCGTTGCCGGCGCTTGCGCCCCTGATACGCCTTGAGGAAAGCCCGACCAAACCAAAAAGTGAAGCGTCCTTTGAAGACTGGAAAATTCGCTGGTACGGGTGGTCAAAACCGGTGAATCAGCACGTTTTAATTGGCTATTGGTATGCCATCAACGAAAAAAGAAAGCTAATGGCCTACTCCTCTTGCCCGGGAAATGTGGGGTACATTTTTGAACTGCAATTGATGGATACCTGCGTTCAAGAAGACCAAATCATAATCCATCCAGATACGCCAATTTTCGTCGCCGAAGAACAACAGAAAAAAGCCCTAGAAAAACTGATTCACTTTCTCAAGACGGAACAGCCACCCAATTCAGGCTTGAGAACGCGCACCGCATCACCCTTCAGCGGGAAATACTAACCGGCCGCTGACGTAGAAGGCGGTAGAACGCCCTTCGAGTTGGCGATGATCGTATCCCAGGTTCGATCTGCGTCGTCTAAGATTTGCGCCGTTGTCTGCGTGTGCGAGTTTGACATCACGCCCTTGATATCGACGACCGTTTTCGCCAGCAAGCCTGCAAGCTGTTCTGCCAAAATCACCAAGCCCATAATTTCTTTCGGATCCATGTTTCCTACTTTCCGGCTATGGCGTAAATAACGCTCAGAGCCCCTTCGGTACCCGTCAAAATCGTGCTAATCGTCAAGCGTGTGTTGGGATTCGAAATCCCGACGAGGTCTCGGTCGTTCAGTTGCTTGAAAGCGTCCAGAAAAGCGTTCACGACCGGCAAAATCTCCGTCGTGGTTTGGTTCGCCCGGATCGACGCATCGAGCGTTTTTCCCACCGTGGCAATTCGCACGAGATCAGCGTTAAGTTTGGCGCAGGTTGCCCCGTCAATTTGTGGCGGGTTAGCGCTACAGGCAAGGGCAATCCCTTGCTGCGCGTCCGCCATGGCGTGACTGATCGTGTCAGAAGCGACCGCAAGGCCCTGAGCGCCTTTCGGACAACCGGAGAGCAGCAAGACAAGCGGCAGTAAAAACAGTTTCTTCACGTTTCACCTCCCGGCGCACAGTATCACAGATCTGCGCTCGGAAAGATGGAAAACATATCGCTATGTGTGGATGTCGCCATTCTGGATGAAGCCGTGCCAGTGACAGGCCGGATCGCTATGTGTGACTTGCAGCGACGGAGCGGCCGTCAACGTGTTCTCTTCGGCTGAGCCCGACCAGTTCCAGCAGGAACCAACTCCGCTATGTACGCAGGACTCGTAATTCACCGTCTGACCGGTCTTTGTATCCACGTAGGACCGCTGTACCTTCTGATTGCAGTTGCCCGCGGTAGTCCAGTTGTGAACGTGCCCGCATCCTGGGCAGCAAATCGCGTAACCTGCGATCGCTCCTTCCGGCTCGCCTTCGTTGTGATGCCAATGAATACGCCACACGTCGCCGGGTTCGGCTTTAGGAACAGCTTCCCATTCTTTCCTGTCTTCCTCAGAAATTGGGCCCCAACTGTGATATGTCTCCAAGGTGTAACCGAAATTCTTAAGGTCAGCGAAATGCCAACCGTCAGTTCTGAAACGCATTTTCATTGGGACTCCAAATCTGGAGTTTTAGAACGGTCGTGGTGTAGGTTCTAGGCCGTATTCACCTCGTCCGCCACCGCCGATCGGTGCCGGAGGATTTGCCAACCTATACGCCGGTGAAATTTCTTTTGCCAACCGGTTCAGTTCACCTGGGATTTTCTCCATCTGGCCTTTGACCACATCTTCTCCCATCGAAAGCAAGGAAGTTGCGCCTTGTAAGACGTCCCACAGATACGGCCCGAGCGCAAATCGCGCGACGGCCGAGCGCTTGTCGCCCTTGAACCGGTCAAATGACTCGATCATGTTCGATACGAGCGACGCCCCAATCGCCATGCCGGCATCCTCGGCAACCCGGCCTAGCAACGTGAGTGGGTGGTAGGTTTCCTTCTGGCCAAGTTCCTTGGTCCGTTGCGTGCGCCCGCGCGCCAGCTCCTGCAGGTCGAGGAACAACTCACCGCCAGCCGGCGCCAGCATCAGGAACGGCACCCACGGCCGGAAATTACCGCGCATCGCTTCTTTCATTAGAAGATTGCTGAAAAATTTTCCGTTTCGGTAGACGTATGCCTTGAGCATAACGGTCGTGCGCAGGAGCGCCGCTGCGTGCTGGCCAGCTTCATCCTTAGCCCGCAGGCGCCACATGGGCGGCAGTTCGGTCGGATCATTAGTTCCCTGCGTAGCCGCGGCCCACCGGGCCCCGGCACGTTTAACCGCTTCGTCACTCCATTTTCCATTTTGAATGGCCTCGTCAATCAGTTTGTCGGGTACACCCATCAAATCACGGGCTATATGCCGGTAGGTGTGTTGCGGCTTATCCATCAGCTTTGGCAATGCCCACCGGGTCAGGAAATTTTCCGCTACTTTGTTGGCCATCACGCGGCTGAATTGATCAAGGCCGCTTACGCCGACAAATTTCAGGGCGCGGTCCCCGATCCGGTGGCTAACGCCGTACTCGGTGGAAATAAAATCCAGGGTACGTTCTGGCGCAATCGCGCCGGATTCAATCGCCGCGCGGCGCGCGGCTGGATAATCACTCAGAATTTGGCCAAACGACCGCGCAAACTCCGGAACCCCTACCGCGTCAAACATTCCGGACTTGATGCTGTGAAACATCATCGGGATAGCCGTGAAATTCATCTTCGTCAGCGCGACCCAGTCCGACGCGAAGGTAAGAAACGACTTCGGCCCTTCGTAGAACGGCTGGCGCATCAGCAGATCGTCAAAAATCTCGCGTACCTGGCGCCGACCAGCCTCTGGAAGTTGCACAATCTTCCCGTCCAGCACGGCGCGCTTCTGGCCAAACACCTTCGTGCGCCCAATCGCTTCGGCAGCGCCATTTAGGTAGCGATAGACCGAGTGGAGCGTCTTTTCGTACCCTTCGATGTCGTGCTCGCGCGTGCGTTCGAGGTTTCCCGATAGCGGCACGTCCGGCAAGCGCCGGGAATCCAGGAAAGTTTCCGCCGCTACACGAGAGATCCCGCGGCGCTGCATGATGCTAGAAACGATTTCTTCACGCTTTTTGCTGCCAAACTTGAACACGTCTTCGTCGTAAATGCGCGGCATGTAGCCCGGCCGGCGGTCCTTTGGGAAATCGAAAGTATCGGTTTTCCCGGTAGCTTCGTTGAACCGCTCGAGTTGCACGCCAGCCTCTACTGCTTTGTCCTGAACATCGAAAAAAAGGTTTTGGAGTTGCTGAACCGCCTTTTCTTGCCAGGAGCCCGCCTTGACTTCTCGCTCCCCTTCTTTCATTTCCCACACTTCCGTCATGTTTTCCGGCGTGATTTTGTGTTCCTTCACCCAATCGACAAGCTGCCCCATCCAGTTGCCGGCCAGCAGCGATCGCTGCGCGTGGTATTCCTGGATGTCGTGGTTCAGTTCGCCGCCCAGTTCCGGCATCCCAGACTTTTTAGTCACCGAATCGATGATGTCGCGCCCACTGCGCAAGGCAAACTGCCACATCGAGACGTTTCCAGTTTTTCCAGCCTGCACGAATTCGTAGGCTTCCTTCCCGCCATGCTTCTTCATCCACTCAATTTGATCTTTGAGCACGCCATGCACCACCGGAGCGTGGTTCCCATCCGTATTGGCGATCTCATCCTCGGCCAGGGCGGCTACGCCGCTGACAAACTTCTGTTTGTCCTCTGCTTTAGGTAGGGCTTTACCCAAATCGCGCTCGATTGCCTTGGGATCCAGGAAACTGTCCAGCACGTCTTGTATTTTCTTGTCCAGCGCCGGGTCAGCCGACAAGCCAGCATCACGCCGAAACGTGTCTTTCAGCTCCTTCGACACGCGCTTCGCAGCGTCAATCGGGTCCACGCCCATTAAAAATGTGCCTTTACCAGGAGGTTTGCCCTCCATATTTGGAGGCGGAGTCAGCCGGGCGCGCACCTTCATACCCTTATTAGGGCCCGTCTGGCTCTTGGCGTCCGGGATGTCAACCTGTTTGTGTGACTTGAACACTTTCGACGTGTCCAGGAAGTCGGTAAACTCTTTGCCGGCTGCCTTGACGTCGTCGCCATGCTCGTACTGTAGCGCTTCGTTCGCGTTAGACAGCCCTTCGGTAAGTGGAGACCTGAAATCGACGCCGTTTACGACCGCGTTGAGCGCCTCCAGGCGCGGCACGATTCGACCCACCACAAGCTTCACTTCCGGCGCGACGTTGCTTAACAGAAACGCTGCGTTCGTGTCTGACTTCGTGCCGTATCGCCACGTTCGGCCGGCACCTTGCTCAAACGCATAGCCGGACCACGGCAAGCCGTGATAGATCGAGAACCGCGGAGCGTCGCCAGCCGTGTCATGCAGGCTAAGCCCAAGCCCGCCAGCAGCGTAGGTTGTGTAGAAAACCTTTTTCTGCCCGGTCTGGAAGCCTGCAAGCTGCTTTTCGCGCGCCGAGGAGTAGCCGCCGCTGTAGTCGGCAAAGTCTTCGCCAAACGCTTCCTTAAGCGCTGGAACAAACCCTTGAATGGGCGGCAAAATCTTGGAAATAAAGCCGTTCATCGAAGCGTCTGGATCAACGAGCGGCTTATAGAGCGTGTTGACCTCGCTGTGCGTCTCCGAGAAAATCGGTACTTGGTAACCTGCCTTCATGGCCCGTCGCGCCATCTCGATCGTGGCCGGGATCCGTGTTGACTCGATGTAGTGCTTCAGGTAGTTCATCTTATTCGCGGACACTACCATCATCATTCGCTTGTTGCCGCGACGCTGGTAGTACTCCCTGGCCAGCGCAAACGCGCGATCGATGTTGCGCACACCTTGAACCTGCTCCGGCGTGAGCGGCACAACAGCAAAGTGAGCGTTGAAGCCGTCGAAGTTCTTCTCTTGGTTGATAAACTGCCCGCGCTCAATCAATTGCTGGCGCAGCTTTTCGAGTTTGAATGGGTTGGTATGGCCTTGCCAGGCGCCTTCGGCGCTTCGGCTAATCCCGAATTGCCTGACCCACTGATCAAACGGCCGGCCTTTCCACAGACCAAGTTTGGTTAGGTATTGCAGTTCGGCCGCATTCGTGAACGGCGTAGCCGACAGGTACATCACCTTCTTGGCGTTGTTGCCCATGTCGGCTACGAGGCCGCCGCGCTTAGAGGTTTCCGACCCGCGCGCCTGTCCCGCTTCGTCGACGACTACCAAGTCCCACGGAAATTTTTCAATTCCTTCGCGGTTGCGTGCCGTATCCATCGTGGTAGCGTACACGCCCGGTTTGGGAGGCTCAGCCTTGGCTCGCGGATCGTAGTAGTGATCGGTATCAGCGTTGACACCAAAACCTTTGGCGATGTCGACCCAGTCGTCGACCAGCTTACGGCTGGCCGTCAGGTAAAGAATGTGCTTGAACTGCTCTGGCGCGCTCTCCTGGACGTGACGAATAATCGCTGATGACAGGTAGCTCTTTCCCGTACCAGTAGGCAGGCCAAGCACAACCCCGCCAGAACCATCGAGCAACTCGGAAAGCCCATAGTCCGCAATCGCGTCTTGGCCCGGGAAAATCAGTTTGTCAGCAATATGCTGAAAAACACGCTGCGTCGGAATTCGCGCATTTGGAGGTAAACGTGCGTCGTTGACCACTTTTTTCCACGCTTCAGTTTTCCAAGCTGGTTGCCTAGAACGTTCTGGCTGGGGCGTTAATTCGGCTGGGGCGACATTTGATAGCCCTGTAGCTCGCGCTGTACGTCCTCTTCCTGCGCCAACCTTTCCACCTGCTCCCGGAACCCCTCCTGGGGCTCCTCCGGCTCCGGGCTGGACGGTGGCGGCGCCTGGTTCATCAGCTTTTCCAGTTGGCTTAACGTCTTGCAATGGAGCAGGCGCATTAGGTAAGCCTCCCTCGGCAGCGGCTTTCTCTCCACTGGTCACCTCCCTGAAAACATTCATCTTCTCTCGAACTTTTTGATCATCGGCCCCACCACGAATCGCTGCGACCGCGCGCTCCCAGGCATGATCGGTCATCATTTTCCAAGCTTCTTCCAGGTGCGGGCGCGCCCATTCGCCAACGGTTTCAATCGTCTTCTTGGCCACATCTGCGAAACTACGAATCCCGCGCTCGACGTGGTACCCCATGACCGTGGCAATGTCTTTTAGGTCTTCGGGATCAATGCCGGCCTGCAGGCGCCCGCGGCGCTTCTTCATTCGTTCAATTGCCGCATCGGCCGCGCTTTTCGGGAAAATCGTGTTCTTGTCTTCGGGCGTTGGCGCTATCTTACCTTCCATTTCGACGTTACGGGCCCGAATTCCCTGTTCGATGTTTTTAGGCATAGTTAACGACGGTGGAATTTCACCAGGAGCAGGCCCTTGCGGGGCTACTGCCTGTGCAGGCTTACGCTGCTGGACCTCGGGCGGCACAATTTCCAGAAGCCGTTGTTTTAACTCTGCTGCGCGCTGCGCGGCCATCTGGCGCTCTTCCGGAGTGGCTTTCTCATCCCGAGCAATAGCTTCTGCTTTGGTAATTTCCGCTTGCAATGGGATTTCTTGAGATTTCTGAGATAACGGCTCTGGTGGCGCAGCCATTTTCGGCGCTTCCAGCGGCGGAGGAGGCGCTGGCACCCCCTCCGGAACCTGCGCTTCCTCCGCCAGCAGGCTTGGTCCGACCACGGCGTTCATGGCACCGCGGAGCAAGCCGGCTTTATCTGGAGCTTCACCTGCGCCGCCAAACATCGTGCCCTGGTCCTTCCGCCCAGCGCGCATGGCATCGTCGGCATAGGTATTCAAAATGTCAGACACATTGGCCGGCCGGCGCGCATTTCGGCCCAAAATCGTCAATAATTCACGCGCCGCCGGGCTGATATCCTGGCCGTACAACTTTCCCTGGCTGAGGTAGTCCGCGACCGATTGGCCTTGCTCTCTCAAGGCCGACAGCTTCCGCGCAGCCTCCACTATGTCGTCAGAGAGACGCAAGTCGTGTAAGGTGCCTTCGTCGACCAACTGATTGAGTTGCGCGAACTTCGGCGCCGCCGCGAGCATCGCTTTTGTGGCCGCGCGAATATTATTGTTTGGGTCCTCAGAGAGCTTCTCCATGAGCGCTTCCGACCCCGGGAACGCTTTAGCGAAGATAGCCGCCTGGATCCGGCGCACACCGTCCTGGTTGATTTGCCCATTCGCCATCATGAACTTCGACCGGTCGGCTGGAGAGATCACCTCGCTAAAGAATCGCTGGATAAACCCTTGATTGCCAGCCACAAACAGGTTGCCGTCCTCCGACGGCTGCAGAATGGCCATCAGGTCCGGCGTCATAGCCTGCGAATCGGCCTTGGCCGTTTCGACTTGGCTCATCGAAGCTTCAAACGGCTCGTTCAGTTCCCTGGAAAACGCTTCGGCAGTAAGTCCAATACTTTCAAGCGGCGTACGGCGTATCCGGACCAGCACCGGTTGTCGCATTTTTGCTACAGTTTCCGAGTCCACTCCAAATTTGGAGTAATTCTGCGCGAGCCACGCCTTGTACTCATCCGCTTTCTTATCACCAATTTGGTACAGGAATTTCAAGACCATCGAGCGCATGTTGCCGCCATCGACGAACAGGTCATCACCCACCACCGGTGCGCCGTTATTTCCCGAGAAATTCTCGCCCAGCATGGACGGATCAAATTGGGCCCCAATGCTCAGGAATTGGTCCTTGCTAAACGCTCGGTTGCGGTTCCGCGGCTGGCGCCGGGCCGGATAGTTTGGATTCGGATTCAAATCCGAGTCGTGTGACGGCTCGATTTGCTTGGCTTCCACCACGGCATATTGGAAGTCGACCGAACTGCCGCGCGCCGTCTTGATCGTGCCGTTACTGCCAAGCTGCCGCGGCAGGATCGGGACCGCGGGGCGGTCGCGCTCCGGATCAGGCTTGGCCTCGGGCGGCAATTTGTCGTTCAAAGCATCTTGTTGCTTCGAAAGGGCTTGAATCGTCTTGTCCGCATCGTCGACAGCCTTTTCCAGACGGCCGTAATCTTCTGGGACCGACTGTCTCAAAGCTTCCTGGACGTCGTCGCGACGTTCTTGCAGCGATCGAATCGCTTCCGCCAGCGTGGTGACGAGGTGACGCGCGTCCTCGGCCTCTTGCCGTGCCTTCCTAGCCTCTTCTGGCGTCGTTTCCAGAATATATGGCTTATCCTCCAGTTGCGCTTGCCCACGGTCACGGAATTCGTCTTCTCCTGGGGTTTTAGAGAGTTCCGCTTCTTGTCGCTGCTGGCGAGCGTACTCGTCGCCGACAATTGCGCGATCGATGCGCTGCTCGTATTTTCGTTGTTCGTTGCGTCGTCGGCGCTTGTCGCCCTTGATCGCCTCGTCGATGCGTTTTTCGAGGGCTTCTTCAGCCTTCTGGGCGCGCAGGCGCGCTTCCTCAGCATCCTTAACCATATTCTCCAAAAGCAGCGATTGCTCGCCAGGGAGCAGGCGCGGGCCGGTCGGAGCACGGTCCACCGGCGTAGTAACACTTTCAACTGGTTTAGGTGTAGCTGTGAGTACCGGTGGTCGCTCCGTGGTCTCTGGAGGCTTGGGAACACCACCCTCACCCAGGCGCGCTTGCGGCGTAGGAGCCAATCCTTGACGTATCTCCGGGCCCGGGAGCGGTGCTGGAGGCGCGGGGCGCGCAGCGAGTTCTCCAGGAGGTTGACGCACAATGGCAGTAGCTCGAGCGCGCCGATCCTCGTACTGCTGTACAACAGGATTGTTTTTAATGAATTCTTGACGAATGTTCTCGATTTCTTGACGCCTAGCAAGCATCTCTCGATCATAATCAGCTCGGAGATCGGCTAGTCTTTGCTGCTGCTGGTGCGTTACCTCATCTTCGATCAGCCGTTGCGCCTCGACTTCTTGGGCAATCATCTGGTGCCAAGCGGGCTCAACCTCTTCAATTGTCTTGCGAGCCTCCTGCTGAGCGTTGAAAAGTTGCTCGTTAAACGCTTTGTTTTGTTCCGCAAGTTTCTTGGCCTGTTCCTCCGGATATCCCATGGCGGCAACGTCGCCGGGCTCGCCCATGACGTACTTCGCGCGCGAAAGTAGGGACTTGGCCTCGTCGACCCATCCGCGGCGCAGGAGTCCGTCCACTAACTCTGAGTAGGCTTTGATGTCGGCTTCGTTGGCGCCATAAGACTCCTTCGTGCGCGCATTGGCCCACTGACGGAAGGCCGGGTCAGAGAATTTTTCAGTTTCCTCGACAGGAACTTTCTGAAGAGCTTCTAAATCCTTTGGATTTTTTGTCTTTTCCCAGTCGGTTGTAACGCCATCGCGCGGTTTTTCGTGGATGCCAAATTGGTGCTCGAGATAAGCGGTCTGCAAAGCCTTGATTTGCGGCCCAACGCGCTCTTCGGGAGCAGCCTTTGTACCCTTTGGGACTTCTGTTGGGAATTTTTTGCCCGTAAACTTCTCGTACGCCGTTTTGATGGCTGCGAGGTCACGGTTGTTTTCAGCCTTTTGCAAGTCTTCGAGAAACGGCGCGCGGCTCTTGTTGGCTTTCAGAACTTGTTCTGACACCTCGGCGCGCTGCGCTTGTGGCAGATCCACCCAATCACGCTTGTAGGTTTTCTTCGAAACTGCGTCCAGGGTGTTTAGTGTTCCCATCGTCCGAATTTTGTGAATCGAAGAAAGCGTTCCCAAAGCACTGAAAGCGCCGTCGATGCCAGCTCCAAGCGTATCAACCGCCGCACCTTCGTAATCTCCAGATTTGAACTTGCCCCACGCGCTTTTTGCACCCTCGTAGGCGCCGTACCCCTGCATGGCGGCAAAGCCGACGTCAGCGCCGGTGCGAAACATCCCGGCCGCACCTTTTAGGCCGGCTACGCCGCCCGTTTCTCCGCTCATCAGCAACACCAAATTGCGCGGATCAAGAGCTAAGTGTTGCACCGTGTTCATCACCTTATCCGCTAAAGCGTTGGCAATCCTTTGCGCGGGAGTGTAGGGATGTCGACGTGCTTCTTCTTCGAGGGAAACCTGCTGGCCTTTATCCCGGTCCATGTACTGGTAGGCTTCGAGGCGGTCTTGTTCTTGGTATTTTTTCTTGGCTGCGTCCGCCTTGTCGATGAACTCATTGATCTTGTCGAACGGCTCTACCAGGTAGTGATTGGCTCGCGTGAGCCACCACGACTGCGCTCCCATGTGCGGATCTTCATGTTTTGGCAACTCCATTTCTGGATGCCGCACGTAGAACGATTTGTCCGTCTCGCTCATCCAGGAAGGAACCTGCCGAGCCGGTTCAGGGATGGAAACGCGCTGCCCGGGCCCAAGCGTCGGCTTAGGCGGTGGCGCTGTCATCTGTGCGCGCTTGGTGGTCAGGAAGGAAGAGACTTGGCCTTTAAGGTTTTTGGGGGACGCAGGTGTGGGCGGTTTCGCGGCACGTTCCGGCACGGATGGCGGGGTAGGGGCAAGAGACGCACGGCGGGTAGTTAAAAAACTGTGGAGCTGCGTTTGAAGATCGTTGCTTTGGTCCGCCATCAATCATTCCGCCGACTTCCCTGTAGACAGATAACGTTTCATTTTTTCAATAATCTCTAGTTGTTTAGGGGAATACCTGTCAGTCGATTTCCACTCATCCCCCTGTCCTTCAGCTAACCGCCCTCGAATATACATATCGTCGATCGAATTCTTGGATACGCCACGTTCTTTTTGTATCTTGGCGTTAAACTCCGCAATTTTTGGCGGATAGTTCTCAGTAAACTGTTTGCGCAACGATGCAAAATAAGGATCCTTGGACATCCCGTGCAACAAATCACCATAAATCGCCTGCTTTAATTTCTCAGGGTTATTCCGTAGCTCAGGGCTGTAAATTTCAAGAACATGTTTTCCATCATGCCCTGTAGGTCTTTGAAAATCTTTGGAACCTGATTCCTCGGGAGACCAATACTCAAGCTGTCTATCACTACCACCCTGCTTTTTAAGCGCAGCCATGCGTTCTGGTGATGCAAAAACGACACTAACATTGCCAGGCTTGTATATTTTTGCCAGCCCATGATTTTCTGACAGCAAAGTGCTAACTTGACTGGTTGCATTTTCTTCATCTTTTGGTGTGGCGCTAAAGCCCCCCCGCAGTCGCTGCTTCGATCTTATAGTGCGGGTACTTCTTCTTAAATTCGTCGGCTTCTTCTTGCGTCATTTCTTCCTGTGTCGATTGTTTGCCGTCTGTAATCGTAAACTTCTTGGTCGCGCCAACGCCTTTCGGGCCGGGCTTACCACCATTCATCGAGGGCGGCGTTGGGCTCATGCCGAAGCCGGTGCTGCCAGTTACTTCCCGAATATCTTCGGCGGAAAACCCGCGATCGGCTAGTTGGCTGCCAACGTGTTGCAGCATGTTGTCGTACTCTTTTTGATCGTCCTTGTTAACCGCGCTACGCGCCTTGATGCGCAACGAGCCTTTCCCGGCGCCCGGCTCGACAAACTCTCTCCAGCGTTTGTTGGACGACAGATCATTGTAAATACTCTGCTCTATTTGAGCCTTTTCCGGGGTTGGAATCTGCCGCGGCTTCTCGCCAGACTTGGTGGGATACGTAATGTCCATCCACTTTTGAGCCGCTTCCTGCTCGGTCGGCTCACGGCCAAGTTCTTTTTGTAGCGCAAGCTTGATGTTCTTTTTGAGGTCCGCGTTTTGCTCTTCGTACGCAGTTGGCTTTTGACCTACCTTGTTCCAGTACGCCTGGTCGGCCAGGTAGAGATCGAGCGCGTCGCGATCGTCCTTCACGTCCACAGGCCGGCCCGTCAGCTTGTTCGTTGCGCGCTTGCCGATCATGTTTTGGTAGATCGTGAACGGATCGGTCTTGCCTTCCGGCAGGTACACGGACAGCACGCGCTCTTCGGTCGGCGAAAGCGGCTGGTTGCGCTGTTTTTTCTCATACGCCGCCATGCCGTCGGTGGCCATCGTGCTTTGCAGTTTGAGCGTCGCAGTTTCCGCGTCGCGTTTCAGTTGTGTTGCGCGCGGATCGGGAATCTCTTTGAGGTTTCCAGTCAACGCCTGTTGCTGCGCGAGCAAATTTGCAGCCTTTTCCCGGTCTTCATCCGTCTTCACGCCGTTAGAAAGCAGGCCGGTAAGCTGTTTATTCACGGAATCAACCTGGTCCATTTGCTCGTTGGTCTTTTTCTCCCGCTGCAACTGAAGCTGCTGCTGTTGCTGCTCCGGGGAAGGCCCGTGAGGCTGGCTCATCATCTGCAGTATTTGCGGGCTCTTGTAGAGCTGGAGCATTTCTTCGGTCCCGAATTGCGGCTTCTGCGCTGTTAGGTTTCCGCCCATGCGCGACAGCACGCCCTTGATGCCCTTTTTCTTTGGCTGGCCACCCGGCTGCGTGTAGCGCTCTACGTTGTCAATCCACACCTGATACGCCTTGCCGAGATTGGCCGTTGCCTGCTTGCGCGCGTCTTCCGGCGCAGAGGGATCCGAGGCGGTCGCCTGAAGCTGCTGGTAGGTTTGCCAAGCAGAGGTAATAGAAAACTGCGCGGTCTGCTGCATTTTTCTTTCATGGACATCTTTGCCGGCCAGCATTCCGTGCAGAAAATTCGAAGCAATATTAGCGAATTGACCGGCGTGGCCCGTACCCGATGCCGGCGCCATCTGATTGGGCTCTGGACGCGGACCTACCGGCGTCGGCTCCGGAATTTGTATCGGGGGCGGTGAAAGGTCGTAAACCGGATTAGGTCGACCACCCATGCTTATACTTTGCTTCCGCCTTCTTGAGCGCTACATCAAACAGCGCCCGGAATGCTTGCTTTAGCCAAACAGATTTACTAATCACCCTAGCAGCACGCTCGCCGTACTTGCAGTAGGCGGCCACCACGTACTTTCCGATGAAAGTTTTTGCGTAATCGTTCGCGAGCCATCGACGTACCAGGGTTACGCGAGGCCCAGTAAAGAAGTTTTCTTTGAACACCACGGCGGCAATCCAACAAGCAGCCATCCCCGCCCCACTCGCGAGCGACCCGAAAAAGCCCATCGTGCTGGCCTTATTAGCCGACTGGTTCTGCATCACGCTCTGATAGCCCTGCAGAGCGTTGGCCATTTCGTTTACAGAGAGCCCCAGTCCCGTCGACGCAAGGTTCGCGAGCGCGGGGAAGGACGACGTGTACGCGGACGTCTGAAGGTTCCCAATCTGCGCGGCCTTCGATATGTCTGCTTCCTCGATCGCAAGGTTCGCCTCCCCGCCGCGTGGCGCATTCGCTAGAATGTTTTTCTTTGTTGCTTCTGTATTTCCAATGATCGAATTTACCGACGGCGCAACCGCACTAAAAATGGCGCTCGGGTCACCGCTGGAAAGTTTCGTATAGTAAGCTTCTGCGGCCTTCAATCCAGGTGCAGTTGTCGCGTAAGTTTCAGCAGATTGCTGCTGTGATTGCTTCGCCGCTTCGTCTGCTTGTGTTTGAGCTGGAGGTCCGCCACCCATTACACCACTCCAAATTTGGAGCTTCTCTTACGATTTGCCACCTGTTCTGCTTGAGTCATCCAAACGCAATTCCCTGGCTCATAGTTTCCAACGTCTCCGAAACGGCCTAAAGTTGTTCCCAAAGGGCGCGGCCCCATATCAGTCAAAAAATTCTCGAAACTTTCCCATCGTGGAGAAATTTTAACGCCTGCGCCGCCATAATACTTCCACCGTGAACTTTTTGGATTCGTGCAACGATAAAACATATGTTCCCAGCTTCGATATTCTGGTGTTTCTGTGCCATTGGATGCATGCCCATGAGTTTTACAAATCGCATTCCCAGACATTCGAGCAGACATGAGTTTTCTTCTGAGACAGCCACAACTCTTTGCGTCACCGCTTCTCAGACTTGTCCTATTAACTACCACAATTTGCTTACAAGCGCACAAGCAAAGCCAATGCACGTGTCCATGTTTCGATATTCCAGCAGGCCACTGGACAGTCAACTCACCAAACTTTTGTCCGGTTAAATCTCTAAGTGGTGGCACTACGTTTCCACCTTTCCAAATCTTGTGCCAAAGTGCCGTAAAAATTCTTCACGCATCAAATAAACCAACATGGCCTCTTCTGGTCCGCGCCCGGTCATAAAAAACAAAGGAAGCCTGCCAATCTCATGGAAGTAATGTTCCCGGAAGAATTGTACAGCCAATCGGTTCGATGGGAGCAAGGTTCCGTAAAGAATAGCAACCCCCTCTTTGTTGAAAAACCAGTCCAGCGCAATCCTGGTCAAATCACGAATCTCCGGTCGGCCCCAGTACTTTCTTAGAAAACAATATCCAATGTTCGCTTTCGTCCACGGTTTCGGGTTGCCATATTCTGACAAAAACGCATATCCCATCACATCACTGTCAGCTTTCGAGAACCCTATGACGAGCGGCCAGCGGCTTAGTTTTTCGATAAATTGCGGAAGCGTGATTTCTTCTTCTCCTGGGAAAATTCTACGCAGGAGACGGTCCTCTTTGGTGCGGGCGAATAAGTAGGGGATGGTCGAGTCAGGGAAAGGACTCCCCTTTCCCGACCAAAACGGCGATAGGTACACCTCGTTTGTTTCGTTAGGGCCAAGCTTCCTTGCCTCGATCGGAGGCGGTACCGCTGTGAGTGTCTGGTTCATGTCGTTTTATCGGTGATCAGCCCTAGCCCGGCCAGCGCCGTCAGCAAACTCGCGAGCGCGGCGTTGCCGCCCCTGCTTCCTGTAACCGCAGGCACCGTGGAAGGTACAATCTTCCCCACCGCGTTCAGGTTGTGCGTCTGCAAATCCAAGTCTCCGCTTAGCCGTTCCCCAGCAACCAGCACCACCACACCGTTGTAGCCAATCAGGGAGTTGACTGCCTGCGCGAGTTGCAGCAATAGGTTATTTAGCCCGGCCAGACGTGGGTCCTCCATGTCTGATTTTTTGATCTCGCGATAGGCAACTTGAGGTGCTGCGCTGACTGCCATTTCAGACGCCTCCCTGGGCCGTTATCTGCCCGAACGGGAATCTACCATAGCCCTTGTCACTGGTGATAGGTTTAACCTCAAGAAACGACTCGCCGTACAATTGAAAATCGCTCGCGCTGGTAGCCACAAGCCGCCATAGTTTGCCCTTAAAAGCAGGGAATCTCTTTTTTACCGAAGTCCGCACTACTGTTTGAGGCAGGTTGAATGAATACGACGCAGTCGCCGACCCTTCCAGGTACACATTGAACGTAATCCCGCCAGCGTCAGGACCGACATATTCAAAATAGCCTTGCTTGACGAACTTAAACTCGTCGGTTCCCATCTTAATCCAATAGCTGTCGTAGGTCTTCCGCTGCTCTGCGTCGACCGCGGCCTTGATGTGCCACTGATAAAGATGTACGGCCGCGACGGTCGGAGAAACCGAGCCCGTGATCCGCAACGCCACATTTTTAGAAACCTGTCCGTTTCCAGTATTGATTGGAAACGTAACCTGCTTCCTCCCGGCAACCCCACCCACAGTTCCTAGACTCACCACCGTGGCAGTGTTGTCAAACAAAAGAAAAACGTTGAGCGTGCTTCCGCCCGTGTCGAGATCCAGCGTGAATTCGTTGTAGACCTTGTCGTTTCTCGGATACCCCTGATCAAGGGATGGAGTCTCTAGATTGAGTGGTATCGCTACAGATTGGCGAACGCCAACAACGAATCCTTCCTGATCCCAATCGCTGCGGCGGTCCTTGTAAATCATGCCGTCGCCCAACTCGGAAATGATCAGTTCTCCCGTGTCCTCCTCGAAAAACATCGCGTCGCAGGAGACCGAATCGTTTCTCCAGCGTTTATTTACCGTATCGTAGATCATGCGGCGCTTGGAGCCGGAAACGCCTGTGTAACACAGGAAAAATTCACCTTTATTGTAGGCAGCAATCGTGGAGGACCGCTTGGTAGAATCCAGTGGATCAAGAGGCCCTAAATTAGGTTGCTTGTCCGAAAAGACCCACTCGATTTGCTCGCTGATGTAAGTCGAGTCATCCGCCAAAAACGAATACACGCCATCGTAAGACAGGTAAATGATCGACTGCTCGGCAATGGCCCAGGCAAAGTTTGCCGACAAGCCGTGCCGCGAGCCGGTAGGAATCGGTTGAGGCGTTCCTCCACCATAGGACAGAATGCGATAGACACGGCTCTGCGTGAACACGAACACTTGCCCGCGAATTGCCACGACGGCCATGATCGGATCGCTCGGAACTCCAATTTCGATGTAATTCTGCGGCGGAAACGATTCCGGGTTTTGCGGCTTGGAATAGTACAGCCGGTTGGGATTAACCGGATCTCCGGCCAAAAACGCTTGCTGAGAGCCGATCGCCGCTAGGTTCATCGCCTGTTGCGGCTTCGAATTCATAATGACAGGAACCCCACTTGCATGGGGAAGCTGAAAAATAGCTTTAAACTGGGTCGTGCTTAAAACCTGATTGACCAAAACAAATTCTTGGTTAACTCCCGAATCCACGATCACGACTTGATACGGATAAAAAGTCGTGGCATCGTTCACGGTCATCGTCACAAAGCCGGCAGCCGTGGCTCCATTTATCGTGGAATTGTATTGAGAAGCCAGCGTCGTCGTGCAAGGCGGATCGTTGTCGATCTGCAGAACCGGCTTAGTCGCAATTGTAGAATCCGGAAAAACATCCAAAAAAGAGCCAAACAAAAACGATACGGGCACCGTCCCAATCAAGAGCCACGCGGCGAACAAGGTTCCACCTCGCCGATAAATCCGAAAATGGGTCGCTTGACCATCGTTGTACGAGAATGTCGTGGCCGGCCAAGTCAGCAAAACCGGTTGATTGGTCGGCGCCACCGTGTTTCGGGTAACGAAAACCGCCGTTGGATTGGATTCTCCGCCTGTATTTTGATTGTAGAGCGTCATCCGGTAGTCGTAATTGTTGGCGTTTCCCGTCACGTCGGGCCCGGGAGATATGATCGCCATGGACCCGCCGAGCGCTAGCGCTTCATTGAAAAACGGAACGGCAATCGCAAAACTCGCCGTTCCCCCCGTTCCGCTACGAACCGTCCAAGTGCTGTTGTAGGTTGCGTCCGCGTTGCCAGTAATGGTTACCTTAACCCCGGTCGGCACATCCACCGTCGGCGGAGAAAACAGAGCCACCGTGGCAAGAGACACGGCAGCCACTCCTCCATTGCTGTTGGCAAGGCCGCTCGAGCCATGCACAAATTGAACGGTTTTCTGGGTCGGATCGGCCGGAATGGCGGTGATCGTCCAGGTCCCGTTGTAAGCCGCCACGCTGGCGCCGGCTATCCGGATTTGATCTCCCACCTGCAACCAAGCAAAAGCTCCTGAAAAAGCAGCGGTTACCGTGACAACATTTCCAACTTCCACGCAGGCGTTTGAAGCGGCCAGGTTTTGATCGCCGTTCGACGTCACCGAGGCAATAGGCAAACTGAAACCGACCGAGGCATTGATAAATCCAAAGGGAGGAAGAACTCCCCAGAATTGAAGAGTGGAAAACAGCCCATTGTCCTTGTACATCGCGCTCTGGTCCGCGAGAAAGATGTAAGGTGTTGAAGAAAAAGCTGGGCGGTAGGTAACAGCACTTAGAGCATTTCCACTAATATTTGTGCCAGGAAGTAAAATCTGTGTGTAGGCGCCGTTTGTATCTCCCGTACGCCTCCAGGCTGGCCGGCCAGGGCCGGAAACATCATGGCCAAAAGCGTAACGGTATGTATTTGTTCCAGTTGCCTTCAAACGGCCAAACGAAGTAATCGTCAGAGGGTTAGGACCGTTTACCAACGGAAAATTATTTGTTCCATTCGTGGTGATCGCCGTACGGCCTAGCCGGCTGCTGAGCGCACCCTCTTGCCGCACCTCGAAACCATCTAAATTGAAATAGGTGCCTTCCGGGGCGCGATCCCGCGCAAACAAGGCCACAAGCCCTTTGGACGTAAAGGCGTAAGGATATGGGACATAGGACTGCTCGCTCATTGATTGACCATCATAGGCGAGAATTTGGAGGCTTGCATTTGGTCTGCTTCCATCTCCGCCGCCAAGGTTTCCGACGCCAGCAAGAACATCCGCGCCAGCATAACCCCAAAATCCACTTTTTTCTGGCAGAATTTCGCACGTAAATCGTCGCGCTGCTCGCCATCTTTGGAAAACGCTCGAGCGAGCGTCCCGTATTTCAGGTACATCGTAAAAATATCCGGCAGTACAAACGGCGTCAGAAACGTCAACGGATTGACAGTCTCCTTCACCGAGTACCAGAGCTGGGCGGTAATGCCGTTGATGTCCACGAGGGGCCAGATCCCAAAGTTGTCGAGCCCGATTTCATCCTGAAACCACGCTTTTGGGTCGTCGGTCGCGTGATCGGACTGCCAATTTGGATTATCGAGGTCCAAAGTCAGCATCGAGGTGTTGGTCCAGGCTTTCTTTGTGGAAGATATCCGCTCGATCCGGATGGCGCTCGCTGGCTGCGGATAGACCCTCGTAGCAATGCTCAGCGCTTGCGTGGCACTGCTGTATACGGGGCGAACTTTGATGAGAAATTCATTCTAGGCGTTGGCGAGGTATCCGAGCATCTCTTGCTGCGTGAACAGCCCACTTGGGAAGGTAGCTCCGCTCACTGTATCGGCGGCTAGGTGGGTACTCGCAAACGTGGCTGTAAACGTCGTGGCAGTCACAGCGGTCACCGTCACCGCCTCCACATTTGGAGTTCCGCGGCCAATCACGAGGACGGCGCCGACGTAGATCCCGGTCATCACGGGCGGGCTCACCATCACGCTTCCGGGCGCGCCCACGGCCGTACCAAGGGTGGTATCGACGAATGGCTCAATGAGAACGAAGCTGACGTCTTGAAGAATGTCGATCGGTAAAACAAGCCCCATCAGCGCACCTGCGTGTCACTGGCCTGCGCCGGAACGCCCGCAGACCGAGTAAAGCGCAATTTCCCGATCCGGTCTCCAAATTTGGAAAGCTCTCCCATCTTTGAAAGAAACCGCTCATACTGCACCAACCCGTTCACGAAATCAGAACCGCTTTCCTTTAGCCTAGCCATCGAAGCTGCATAGCTAGCGAGCGATTCCTGGAAACCTACGCTGAACGGAACCGTCTCTGTCCCGGTGTACGGACTCGAAACAGACACAGGAAAATTCAAAGTAGTTAGAAAAACCTGCACAGGTGCAGTCAGCGTCGGGTAGATCCCAAACTGTCCAACCCCAAATGGGAACCAACGGAGCGGCAATGGTCCGGAATCAGCTTCCCAATTGTGGCGGTCCTGGTCTAACGCCCAGAACGAGGTTTTCTCAATCGTTGTCGCGCCGTCCATCCGGGTAACCACGAATGCCGGGGAAACGAGCGAGAACAGCCGGGTATTGGCCGCGAGCGTGAAGGGTGTGCCAGCCCGGACCTGGGGAAGCCCAGTGATAAGAATCGCCTCCGACATGGCCTCGACAAGCAGAGGCCGTAGCTCGTTTTTCAAATTCCAAAACACACCTACACCATCTCTTGTTTCCTCAAGGCGATCCTGCACCAAAACCTCGAGATCTGAAATCGTACTCACCTTAATTTATCCATTCAAAGATCACGATCCCATTGCCACCATTCCCACCTGCCGCATTTCCCCCAGCCCCAGCCCCCCCTCCGCCCGCTCCTGCGCCTGTGGCAATATTCCCCACAGCCCCAATAGCAGATTGGCCGCCTCCGCCAAAGATTCCAGGAGCACCCGTACCGCCCACTGTGCCTGCATAGGTAGAACCACCACCCGTCCCACCACTTCCAGTATCCTGATTGGTCGGAGTTGCACCCGCCCCTCCTCCTGCACTTATAACACCTATCGAAAATCCGCCGCCGCCGCCCGGTGCGGTAACCGTGGCAATCGCTTGCGTGCCAGATGAAATAGAGGAATTGGCCCCTGGATTTCCTGCTGATGCGGACACGCCCGTCCCAAACGTTCCCACCGTCACCGTAATTGTGTTTCCTGGCGTCAACGAGGAAAACCATTTAATTGCGACACTTCCTGATCCGCCACCGCCACCATTGATTATCGCTGTTGATCCACCTCCCGCACCACCACCACCGACAACCGTCGCCTTCACTGCTGTTACGCCAGCAGGAATCGTGAACATGCCGTTTAACAAGAATTGTTGAAAGTTTAGATGTGCTCCACCAACGGCAAAAGAAACATTGGTCTGCGTGTAGACAGCAACCCCGGTCCCCGAAATCTGGATGTCGTATACTCCCGGCACGGCGTAAAAATGGTAGTTCCCATTCGCGTCGGCGCTTGTCGGGTTCGCCAGCACCATCGTTAAAGCAATGTCCGAATAAATATTCGCTAGCGGAGTACATGGGCTTCCCGTCGAGTTGGCGCTGCATACCCGCACCGTAGCGTTAGCGACCGGGCGCAGGGTTCCAGCAACATTCACCATAGCCGTGTCGTACTTTTGCACGCCTTGCGCGAACCCGGTCGACACCAGTACGAGCAAAGCAGAGATCAAGAATAGGACGCGCCGGATCAATCGCGACCTTCTTTCTTACCTCTCGTCGTACTCTTGTACATGAACGACTCATGGCCCGAAGACGCCTGCGTGATCTGAAACTCCTCATCAGAGTCCGTTTCGTAGTCAACATAGCTGGCCGTCGGCCGAGCTGTCCCGTCTACATCCCCGCGCACACCGGGATACCGCCTCTGTTGCGGCGGGCAGTCGTCAATCCCACTGCCCTTCTTTTTGAACGCCATAGCGCCTCCTAATTCCATGCTCCTGATTGAACACCAAACTTGTTTTCGAGCCGTCTGAGATGCCGCAATGACTTTACCTCAACCGCTTTTCCTTCTGGATGCATGTTTCGCGTAACGAACGGAAAGTGCCCAGGATTTGCATTCTGAATAGGCTTGGCCGTGTAGGGAGCGCAGTTGTAGCACAACCATTCCCCACTCTCAGTGAAACGAAGCCGACCAACCGTCTGATCACATCCAGGACAAAGCATCACCAATCTCCACCGACATCATGTGACTGCATAAACTGCGACCCAAATTGTGACATTGGTGCGCGAGAAAATTCCCAAATGAGCCCACGCATAGCCGAATTGTCATCATTGCGACCCATTTTCTGTATCTCCTCCTGATACTGGCTCTGCTTATACTTCGCCGTCTGCGGATCGTAATAGCGGCTGTTCTTGCCGCGGTGCAGCAAAGCATCCGGCAGCGCCCCCAAAACGACCACATCCGAACGAATCCACAGTGGCGGAGCGTCTGCGTCGTTCACGAAGTCTGGTGGCTGCGTATAGGCCAGGAATGGAAACCCTTGCTGTGTGATCGGGATTGGGTAAAGCTCGTAGAGGGGCTCTCCGGACGCCGACGGCGTGTAGTCCGCGACGGTGTGGGTAAACCCCACGGTCGCGCGCCAGGCGTCCCACGCATTCAGCGCCGCCTGGGGAATGTGCAGCGCCATCCGGTAGCCCTGAAACTGGTTCACTACGTACAACAACATCTTGATGTTCGGTCCAAAACTGACGTAGCGCTGAAAAATCTGGTAGCCGACACCCGTCATCGTCGCTGGCGCCCAGGGAAGATCGATCGTCAGATCGGTTGCGCTGTTTACTGCCGTGATTGTGGAGGTTGGGGTAGAGAATCCTACCCGGATTTGCCGGCCCACCATCGTGGCGTCCCAGGAGGTCCCTACGCCAACGACGTCGGTGCTGCCGGTAGTGAACGTGGCCGTCCCGGTCGAGTACAAATTCGCGATCGGGAGCGTCCCATGCAGGACACAACCGTACCAGCGGCGATGGTCCAGGATCCTGCGGAAGCTGTTGCATATCATCCGGCCCGCCTGAACCGGGTCCAAATCTGGATTCCACTGAAGTAGCTCATTTTTCATTTGGCGAAAATTGAGCTGCGCGGTGGCTGGAGCAGATGATTGCGCGACCGTTGTTGGCATTTAAGACTCCAGATTTGGAATCCTGAAAAATCTATTTACGGCATCTTGGCCTTCTTACTCAAAACCGAGCGTCCTTTGTGATCTTGGGAGCCTATAACTGTTCCTGGGTTTCTGAACTCATTTTATGCTCATCCCCAATGTCACCATAAAAGATTCACGGTACGTGCCTGCCGCTAGATGACGCCGTAGGGTAAGAAAGAATGTGCATGGCATCGCCAAGCGCCCGTCGCGCCGCTTGCAAGCCCGCGCCACTAGTTTCAAACGTATAAGAGTTCGTTACCCAAGTTGCGAGTTGCGTGTTGGTAAAAGTTCCCTGCCCAGAATTCGTCAGCTTGTTCAGGTACTCATAGTCCTGCACGCCGTCTCGGATGTGCTTGAGGCGAATGCTCGGTAAAATGAGCGGTATCGTCACACTGGCGCCCATGTAGTTGATTTTTCCGGCCATGACTCCACCGGCATAGACCAGTGTTCCGTCGCCCCAATTTCCAGAGTAGTAGATACCATTCCAGGGATCGTAGTTAGCAGCCAACTGTGATGGGGTACAGTTATTATTGCTATTGATTGTAGCAAAAGAACAAACATCGCCCGCGTAATAAAGCTCTCCCGTCTGACCGTGCAAAAACGTGAGCCACTCCATAACACGATGCGCTGCGGGCTTGCCGTCCACATTGTAGTTCGGCCAACCCACGTAGGTATACCCTGACGCTCCAGGTCCAGGGTGTGTATTGCCGCAAGTTCCCGAACTAGAGCAGGCTAAATAGGACCACCACTGACGCGGGATTCCAACTGTTGAGCCGGTCAGCCAAGTTCGATAGGTCGAAAGAGGTTGGATCGGCCCGCCCATCGGTTCCAGTTGGTTGATAACTGGGACTAAAATGTCAATGTCATTCAAGATGCAGGTATTGGAGCCGCAAGTGGTCGTGCTGAACGTATTAGCTGCTGTTTGGTTTCCTTGTCCCCAGAAAATCTCAGTCGTTACCAATTCAGGAATGCCTGGATTCAAGTATCCATGACGCGTTGCGGCATTCGTTGTGAGTTGCGAGAACGCCTGAGACGGCATGGCCGCGCCACAAGTACCTTGCCCCACGGGAAAGGGTTCATCGCAGAGATAATCAAAGAGAGGTAAAGTTCCAGCCGTTCCGTAGCCTTGTATGATGAAATGTGTCTGCCAATTGCTCCAGATCGCGACGCTGGCTATTTGCGACAGGAAATCTATCGTTTTCGTCGTCTGTTTGGAATTAGTAAGGATTGGACAGGTCGTCCCAGCGCCTCCGTGAAGATTGCAGGTCGTTCCAGTCATCATCGGACCATAAATCGTATCCCATGTCGCAAACGACCCTGATTGGGGATAAACATTACCTAGACCACCCATATTGAAACGGTGATCTTTCATGAGCAGCGAGGCATCGTTCCACTGATAGGTAACACCAGCATCGTTGCCACCACCAGAACCAGGGTAGCTTGTACATAAGTCTGTAGTTGTGCCTCCTGGGTTGTACATTTGATCGCAAAGGCCGTTGTAGACCCAGTTGGAAAGTTCCGCTTTGAGCGTCGGCGTCGCAGGCATGAAGCTGGCGGAGGGCCATTGCCAAACGGCGAGAGTCACAGGCATCGTGGCCAGCGTTGTCGTGCTGTCTTTGACCGTGATCGTGCCAAGGTAGTAGCCAGAGGGCGCTGCTGGGGGGATCAGGATGTCGATCCAGAAACTTTGATTGTTTCCTGCTGTTTCCGCGAACGGTTGCGCGTTGGTCGTTTGGCCCCAGTAGGGATCGACAGTCGGGATCAGGATATCGGGATAATAGCCGAGAGCACCTTGGTAAAAGGTATTGAAATTCGCCCCGCCAGGGACCGCTGAATCGAGTTGGTTGTTGGACGGATACATTTGCACGTTGATATAAGCTTCGCGGTAGACGATGATGTTGGGCGGGGGAGCGGTAGCCGCAGAGATCGTAGAGCTACTTGGAGAGGTTTGCACGAAATTGCTGGCCGCCACCGTCAGCGCGGAATAGCCGCCACCGGGAGCCTGTATGTGAACCTGGAAGTCCACGAACTCGTTCTGCGTGCCCCGTATCGTGAGCGTGCAGGCGTTGGCGGCTGGCGAGCCGCTATCCTGCCGCACCTTTTGTAGTGAATCCGTCATCCAGATATTCGAGGCATACTGGGAGTGGGCACAGTTCGTGTCCATGGCGGGCACGTAAGCAGGGCCGAGAGGATTAGTGGCCGCGTGTGTGGTCATCGCGGAAGTCACTATGAGTAAGGCTAGATAGAGGATTAGGCGTTTCATTACAATGTCCTCGTGACCCAGGCATCAATTTGATAACTCCCAGTCCCAACGCCGCAGGCTGTATATCCGGTCGCGTATTGAATAATCGAGCCATTTGATGAGATGTTAAACTGGCCGCTCGCCCACGCGGTCGCGTTGGATGTAGTAAAATGGAAAGTTCCGGTCGTGGCCACCAAGCTGGCCGAATCATCCATTGCCAAGCTAGTAGCTGAGTGCGCTGTTCCGTTCTGATCGGTCCAGGTCAACAAAAATGTCACACCGCCCGCGCCGGGCGTTCCACAGGCTGTGCCTGTTTGCGTAAAGGCCCACTCCACCGTGTAATTGCCCGCCTTGTTGCAGTTGCCCGCCGTAGCTGCGCAGAGTGTGGCTGTTGAAATTGCCGCTGTTTGCGCGGTCAAATGGATTGGCGTGGTCTGCCGGATGATGAAAGTGCCGCCCATGTCCGGGAGATTGTGGGTAAGGGAACTCGTCTCGTTTGCGGCGATGTAATCGGTAAATTGATTAGTATCTAAGCCTATCGCATTGGCACCCACGTTAAAACCACTGGCCACAGCGACGCCCTGATTACTAGCAACTTTTAATATTTTCGATCCGCAGGCTCCCGCCACATTCGTGCAGACATCGAAAATGTCGGAAGCGGGAGCCCCAGCAGTTGTCCCAAGAACCGTCATTCCAACAATATCCGTGGTCGGCGCAACCGTGTTCGCTGCTGTCGTGGCCGGAACCTGGACGAGAGCGCCCGCTGCGGCACTACCCACTACCGTACATTGGAAATTCGTGTTAGTGACATCGGCGTAGCAGTAAGCAGTCTGGGCCGTTGTCACGGCAAGCGAGGCCCCAAGGACACCATTGTTCCCGGCAATCTGAGCGCCGCCTGTTGGGGTAATCGTCGCTGTCCCAGCACCGATATCTTTTAAGAAGAAGAAAAAGTTCTTATCAAGAGGCGCAGTCCCAAGTGTACTGACCGTCGTGACAACGATAGCCCCCGCGTTATTCTCGATGATCCCATTGCCGCGATCCGTTCCTACGATGGTATCGCTGGTGGTCGTCTGAGAGCGTGGAACAACGCCCGTTGCCCAGCCCGTCTGCGGATTAAGAAGCTGAAACTCAACCCCATCGTATCTTGCGCAAGCGATGGAACCATTGGTGCCCGAAATGTCGCCAGCGACTAGGGCGCTTGTTCCTGGATATTTAGTGATAGGCTTGGCGCTAAAAGTACTCGTGCCACTGCCCGCCAGTGTCGGAGCCGCTCCCGTGTTATCCGCAATCGGCAACCAACACATTTCATAGTTTGGCACGAGCGTTACATTCGTCACCGCCGTCGTTGGCGCTACCGTTTGCGCTTGCGTCGTGCCACCGCCGACGGAGTAGTTGGGGCCGAAAGCTCCACCCCCGCCGCCAGCCAGCATCCACGTCCCAACTCCTGCGGTAATCTTGCAGGAGTACACATTCCCCGTGGTGACATCCGTGTAAACCTGAATCGACTTGCTGCAATCAAACGTGGGAACCTGCGCCTTGGCAGAATGCGGCAAGAACACAAACAGAAACGCGAACAACGCGAGCAGTTTAATTTTTTTCATAGATTTAATTTCCAGCAACCTCCACGTCAAACGTCGCGCTCAAGACTCCGCCCGACAAGAAGACCAGCACGGAAACGGAACTCAAATTAATGTCCACGTTGAACGGAAGCAACCAATCAATCACGTCACCAGCTCCGGCTGCCGGAAATGATCCGAGCGTGATGGTCTTGGTTCCGTCCGTGCCAGTCACCTTCAGCGCGGTAATCGTGGCGGCGTTGACCGCAGACGAGCGTACGCGGCAGTAGCCGGCCCGGCAAGTCAGGCGGTTCACCCCTGCCAGCGAAACGGTAATAGTGGAAAAGGCAACCGTCGTCAGATTTGCTAGACTTTGCGCTTCCACTTGTGCCAGCCCAAACCCTGGAATGATGCGCGCGATCGGATTTGCAAAGGCTCCCATAAGAACTCCATATTTGGAATTTTTCCAAAGTTTGGATCACTGGCGGACTGTTGAGACGGAGAGACCCAACAATCCGCCAGCTTCGCCATACCGCCCACCTAAGTAAGCGGATCTCGTGGATTAATCGTCGAGGCTGTAGGCAAGCCCCCGGTACGTGAACGTGGAAACGTTCGTCGCAGGGGTTTCATCCGCCCCGCTAACCTCGAACATCACTTTCCCGGTCTGGCTGTTGTAGTAAGGATTGGTGGCAATGCCGGCCGTATTGCCGGCGATGAATTCGATTCCAAGAATGTTGCGGAGCCCAAGCGCCGCGGCCGTGACGGCGTATCCACCGGCTGGATAGGAAGTATCTCCGGTGATGTCAAACGCCACGGCGCGCAGTTTTCCGACAACATTCTCCGACCCAACAACTCGTGTGATGGTGGCTGCCAAAGATCACCTCCCCTAAAATCCCTGATCTTCAACGCAGACTCGCAAGTCGGATTTTCCGCCCGAAACGGCGGTTTCCGCCATTGCCAGAACCGTGTTGGTTGGAGCGGTGCCTTTGGCTACACGAGCGGTTAATTGGGTTCCCGTGGCGCCGATAATGGAATCCCCGGCAGCCGTCGAGGCGGCAATCGGAACGGCGGCAATGTGCCCGGAAACCAGAATGAACACGAAGTTTCCATTTGTGGCGCTGGTATTGGCTAAAATTCCGGCAATACCGTTGAGCGCCATGAGAGCTTCCGTGTCTTTTTGGGTCACGACCTGGTAGGTGTTGTCCTTCCAGTAGACCGGGCCAAACACTTTGGTCGCGTCCACCGTGGTGTTGAGCCGAACGTAGCGCCACTTCTGCACTCCACCCGTCACGGACTCGATAACGTAAACAGCAACCCCCAGGGCGATGCGCGCGCCATTGTTCAGCTTCGTTGTGTCGTACGCATCGTTAACCGTCGCCGGGTTGCCAGTGAAAATTTCCGCCGTCAAGCTAGATTGTATGGGTGATCCAGGTGTCGCCATGTCAAGATCCCCCTATCCTGTGATCCCGGTGAGCCTGAACATCAGCCGGGGCGCACGGTTAAGCAAGTTGCCGCCAAACAAATATTGACCCGCTACGTCGTCGGTGTTCTGAGCCTCTTTCCAGCCCGTAAAGCCAAACTGGTACTTGCGCTCAGTCGTAACGTAGAGGTCGATATAGTTGGTGTTAAGCCCGTAAACTGTCTGGGCCGGAATGTACATGTCAACGGTCAGGCTGCTCCCGTTAAATCGCAAAACCTGGAAGCCGAGTTTCCCAACGTCGCTGGATTCCTCGTTGAACCGCTGTTGTGGCTGCATCTTGTTCCAGATGACGTTCCAAGTCCCCTGGTCGGTGCAGAGCAGATCGGGCCGCTCCGGGCCGAACCAGCAGGAACCGTAAGCCGTCTGGAGTTGCGACAGCGCGAGGTTGCCGATAGTGCCGAGGAAATATCCGTTGATTCCAACGTTGGCGCCCGAGGCGATGTCGGAACGGGTGATGCCGCCGTAGGTTGTGAAATTGGTCAGCTTTGTTACTCGCAGCTTACGCTGCGGGGCTGTACATTTCTGACAGCCTCTTCATGTCGCCATGAAGCTCGGACTTTATCTTTACGATGTCCATAGGGACTCTCGTATCTGACGTGAAGTCTCTGAGGATTCGACTGCGAATAAGATCTTCAAAATGTTCTTCGAGTTTGCAAGTTTGCTTGTGGCACGGGGCACAAAGCGTCGCGCCATTTTCCACATCATAGCGAAGCCCTGGGAAATCAGAGAACCGCTTAATGTGGTGAGCGTGCAATTTCTTAAGGTGACGAAGGCAGAGCACGCACGTAAAATGGTCCCGTTGATAAACTGCAAGACGCCAATCAGCATACTGTTGAGATGCCTTAGCAACATCCCGTTCACTCGAAATGCCACCCTTCCATTTGTTGTTGTTTGAACCTGTGCGGGTAGCACCGTAGCATTCTCTGCTACAAAACTTTCTGAAGTCGGCCTGATAGTTTCTGCCAACAAAAAACAAAGAACCACATTGCTGACAGACTTTCTCAATCTTTCCACCCTTCCATGAGCGATGTCTTTCTCCAACTTGTCCACCTGGAAGCGCAGAAGACCACCATGTCTCATAGCATTTCCTAGAGCAGTAAACTGTGGGACGCACGCGATCTTGCCACGCAGCCCGGTATACTGGCTCTCCACATACTGAACATGGTTTGTATCGGCCATTCTTTCGCATTCGTCTTTCCTGCGGATTGTCCGCGACTAGAGGTTTTTACGCTAACAGCAAGCGTACCCTAGTATACCCGGAGTTTCCCGCATATAGTCAGATTTTTCGACAGCAACATGTTTACCGTCGTCGACCGAAGCTTGAAAACCATCCAAGTTAATGATCGAACTGTTTGTCCCTTGGCCATCCAGATACATATCAGTTGCCAAGAGTTCCGCCATACGACCTGCTGCGTTCGCCATCTTTGATTCAATCAAAGACATCGCAGCCTCCGGACCCCTATTAAGAATGTGGTCCGTTCCGTAAAGCGTGATGTTCACATAGTATTGCTTGATGAGCACTTCAAGGCTTGTGTCCGTCTGAACGTACGTTACGTCGAACGCCTGCCCGCGAGCAAACGCGCCGCCTTTCAGCCGGGCGTACATCAACGGCTGAACGATGGAACGTCCGCCCTCAAACTTCATTCGATTACGTGTGCGCAGCCTCGTCAGAACTGGACTCACCTTGTAGACGCTGTCGACCAGGGCGGGAACGATAAAGCGATTCGTTTTACCCGTGAGGTCGTCGTAGGTCAACATTCAGGTTTGTTTCCTTTCCTAAGATTTGACTCCAACCTTCGGTCTTAGGGCCTTCGAGGCTGCGCCAAATGGCTTCCCGTAGGGCCTTGTCGTGCCTGCGGCTGCGGCCGTAGCCTTCCGCTACTACTAAACTTTTCCCTCCTGCCGTAATTCTTGTGCGGCAAGCGAGGCCATTCGGCCATCCCCCGGCATCGTGCCTTCCGGGATGTCGACGGGCGGTTTCCCCTGTAAACGAAGCTGCAAAGGACCCATTTCCGGAGCCGGCGCGGCGCCCGTTCCGGGAATACCCATCTTGCTGCGCAAGTCTTTCTCAATTTCCTCGCGCAGTTTGGCCTCGTGGATTTTCGAGCGGTCCTCACCGACAAAGAGTTCATAGCCCTGTTTCGGATCGGCGATTTTCTTCTCCACCAAAAACTTGGAAAAAGCGATGGGGTCAAGCGGTTTCTTGAATTCGTCCCGATGCTGGAACTGCAACTCGATCATGGCGTTGGTCCAGGCCATAGTGCTCGGAAAGGTTTGCTCCATAAACTGTTTCTGACGATCGTCGGCCATCGCCTTGATCGCCGTGTCCATGTCGGCCTTGGAGATGTACCCTTTGCTGGCGATTTCCGCGTTCACTTTTTTCATGATTTCGTCAGCGTTCAAGCCCTTGTACTCCTCTCCGCCACCGCCGTTGTTTCCGCCGCCTGCCGCTGCCGCCTTGGCTTTCGCTTCCTCGAGTTCCTTTTCCTTAGCGGCAAAATCGGTAACCAGCTTCTCATGCTTCGGAACGTTTTCTTTGGCCCAGGTGTCCCACTTCTTGGCGGTTTCCTCGAGCGCTTTTAGGCGCTCGAATTCCGTCTTGTTCGCGTTCATTTGCCGATCGTAATCGGCTTGCCGCAAGTTTCCTTCGAAATGCTCGCGAACGGACGGATCGGCTTCGAGTTGCGCGCGAAACACTTCTCGCGCCTTCTCGTCCTTCATCGTGGAAAGCATTTCCTCCATACTTTTTGATAGTGCCATCGTGTCCTTCCCTTCTCCTCTTTTAGAGAAGCTGCGGGCTGCGGACTTGTCCGCCGTGGCGGATTAACTATCCGACAAAACCCTTATTCATATCTTTGTCGGGAGATTGCACGTCCGGTGAGCCAGAACCTTTCTCGCCCGAACCTCCCACCATGCCTGGCTGCGAGGATTTCAGTTCCGCCGCCAAGCCTTGTTGCAAAAGGTCCGAGGCTTGCCGCGCATACGTGGACATGGACTTCCCCATCTGCGCGATTTCCTCGAGCACTTTTTTGACTGCATTCACTTTGACAATGAGAGCGCCTTGCGGGTGGGCCTTCTCGATCGCGGAAAATCCCTGTGAGTCGTCCTCCTCGCCCTTTTGGCCTTGCAGCATCTTGCCAATGCCGGCGTAAGGAGACCCGGCCTCCGGGCCAGCGCCCATTTGAGACGAGGTATCGGGAGGAAGAGGTGGCGTGGCGCCCAACGTCATGGGGTTGGAAGCCATCTACCTACTCTTCTCCGCCACCCGTGTGTCCCGACTTCTGATTGACCGACGTTGCTTGATGATTTAACGGCGCGTGCGACCCGACCGGTTGCAACTGGCCCTTGCTGAGCTTCATAACGTCGTTGATCGAGGAATCGTCGTGCCCCTCATTGTCGAACGCGCTGCCTGCTTTTTTCTTGTCTGCCACGGTAGTACTCCTTTCAGGTGAGAATAAACTCCAAATATGGAGTTCTAGTACCGGCCCTTCATTTTCTCTTCCTTGCGGCCCTTCTTCCTGCCCTTGCCCTTACGTTTCGCCATCACGACCTCCCTCCGCCGGAAGACCGGCGACGCTTAGTACCACGCTTACTGTGCTGAACCTTGTGCCGTTTTCCAGCAACTACGACCGTATCTAGGTTCGGAGCAGCAATTCCATGAATGTGTCGGTAAGCATTCCACTTGCGATAGTCTTCTTTCGACTTAAAGTGTTCCGTTGGCACAAAAACCAACCTCAAAAAAAAGGCCCGCAGCGGGTTGTCCGCTGCAGGCCGAACCGCGATACATGCCTGAGTTGTTACATCAGGGGTTCACGGTCTCTTGACCGAATCTATTTTCACCGGGGAGTATGGTCACTTACGCATACGCTTGTCAAATACTTTCGGTTTTTGGGTTTACAAGGTGGGATGGGCGGCAGGACTTAGGGGAACAAATCTCACCGCCCATGTGTGTGTGGTAGGACCGTCATCCTGCATCGAGCCCGGTTACATCCCAAACTCCCTGAACACCGCTCGTCTTGTAAGCGGTACGGACTGCATCGTCAGGAGAAATAGGAAGCAAACCTGTCAGTTGAAAATGAGGAAAATCTGGAAACGTTCTGAATTCAGCACCGGAGTAAAGCCCCAAAGACTCCCCCACTTGGACAATTCGTTTCCAGTCCGGGTGCGAGCTATTCCAATCAGGAACTCCCTCATTGAACGGAGACACGTCAACCGCTAGCCCAACTTGGTGATAAGAGTGCCCCGGCTTTGCCTTCGTCACTACCTGCGACATATCTACAATGTTTCCGTTTGCGTCTCGCCCTTTCGCATACAGTGCCGCTTGCTCAGTCCAGGATCGCAACGCCTGCACCACACGGATCTCGATCCCCTCTTCTAGCAGCATCGTCGCCATCCTTCGCACGCGGGATGCGAGTTGAGGGTGAACTTCTCCGAGCCTGGTTTCAGAAATTGAATTCATGGCTTTATAGGAGTTGGTTCAGGAACTGGCGACGGCCCACTTTGCGGCACCTCGGGAATGCGCTCCTGAATCCATTGACGAAGTTTTCCTGGAAGCTTGTCCCAATGAGACGCCACGCCAATCAACGAATCCGCGCCAAACCCCAGAAAGAAAGCGGCTACGGGCCCCCCAGCTCCCGGGCCACCCGACTGCGCTGGAAGCTGGTAGGGTATCTTCGTCAAAGTCAAAATTTCATTCAGGCTCACATGCCGCCAAATCGCGTAGAATGAAATCTCTACGGCGAAACGAATTAAAAACACGTCCCAGTTCTGGCGAACGTACTCGCGGCGCGACTTGATCGGGTTGTACTTGCTGCGGATCGCGGCCGCGGCACAGACCAGCACCCACAGGCACTCGCCTAGAAAAAAGACGGCCCAATAGGCCAGGTCTCCCAAGTGATGTATTGACATTTGTAGTCCTCTTACTTTTAAGCCTAGTCCATCAGCAATCTGCGCACAACACGTTCTAGCTCGCTGTGATCCTTACCCGTCATTAGCCGGGCCGCTACCTCCAGAATCAGGCAGCCGGCCATGCGATCGTACTGCACGGCGCGCTCGATCATGTCGTCCCGCAGTTTTTGACCGATTCCCTGCACGTCTTTTTTTAACTGTGCTTCGGTTTCCCGGTGGTTGGCTTCCGACCGTCCTGCTTTGAAAATTAGACCAGCGATTGCCAAGAGAATGCTCACAGCCGCGATGGCTTCCGCTAGGGTCATGGATTCTCTAAACCTTTTATTCTTCTAGACTCCATGTAGTCCCCATTTACGGCAGTGTCTTGCTCCGTGAGAATCTTTTTCCAGCCATCTAGCTGATTTTGCGGAACGATCGCCCAACCGGCATTCGCTAGGGCCGCAAGGACCTGCCGAACATCGGTCCAGTCCTCCGCAGATACGATTCCTTCTGTTTTTAGGGTGCCTCGAACTTGAGCGAGAAATACAGCCACGATTTCAGCTTGTTCTTCCGTCAGGATTGTCCTACCCCTGCTATCAGTAGCTACCATGGCCCTATCCTGACTTCAGACTAATTCACTCCAAATGCCTGCGCCTGCACCAGATCGACAATGAACGTAGGCGTTCCCGTTGTGAAAATCACGCTAAGGCCATACTTATCGCTGGCCGTCGTGGTTGTTTGGCCAGAAATGGTTCCGTTGAATTGCGCGGCTACGGCGGGATAGACAAGGCCAAATCCAGTACCCGTCGCCGCAGACTGACGCGGGATAATCGTCCAATACGCAGCCGTGGCGCTCGTCCACACAAGTTGAATATCCGCTTCCATGTTGTCGGCGGCAGCGGTCTGTGTGCCAATGGTCTGCGTCACAATCGAAGTATCTGCTATCGATCCGTTGGTGCCTTTTTTCAAAAGAATCTGGAAGGTCCCTGTCCCCGCCGCCGTTTTGTTTAAAGCAATACGCCACTTCATGGTCGTGCCCGCCCCAATCGCCGTGGTGTACGCGGCAGGCATGTCGAGATCGGAACGGGTGATGTAGTATTCGGTGGCGGAGACTACAACCTGCGATTGCGCAGATTGATTGAAATTATAAATACCAATAGGATTATTGACCTTCGCAAGAGTTCCAGTAATGCCGCCGTTGCCACTTGCACCTACGTTGATCGCTGGAACTTGCGCTGCAGTCGAAAGCGTTAGATTCGCCACAGGTGTCACGCTCGCAATGGTGAGCGGAGCCGTACCTGTGGCAATCGTTGATTTCACCGGCCCATCAAATACTGCTGAAAAAGCGGCATTGCTTTGCGCAGCAACATGAATACCGGTACAGGTAGTCGCCGGGAACCCTCCCGCACATTGATCGTCCACGATGATTCCATCATGCGTCGTGGGAGAGGTTCCGGTAGGGAAGGATACCCCGCCAACGTGAATGCCGCGCGAGGTGGTGATGACTCCCGCTCCACCGGCTACGATTGCATTCACATCCAAACCTACAAATGTTCCAAGTGTTCCTGCGGCCAAATGACTTGGTACGAAAGCAGCACCAATCACCGAACCGATAGGTCCAGCACCAGAGTCAGAGGCTGTAAACTGACCCCCTTCACAAAAGGCATTCGCTAATTGCTGACACGACGCTACAATTCCTGCTTCATTGACGGTCACCCCTGACGCTAGAGCGTAGATCGGGGCGGTGCCGCTCAAACCCGTATTCGTTACAGTAAGGCTCTTATTTGTGTTATCCCAGGTAAAATTGGCGCTGCCTGCAATAGCATTTGCTCCAGACCCAAAGGGTACTTGCTGATTGGCAACGCTGCCGCTAATCATTCCACCACCCGTACGCGTCTGCGAAAAAGCCGGCACAGCCAGAACCAGCAACACACTCATCCACAAAAAGTGCTTTTTCATGCGCTCTCCATTCTCAGTCCACGGATACCGATGGCAAGATAGAATCAGCATTCGTCGTGCCGTCAAACCACCACTCACCATAACTTAAAGGACCTGGGAAGCCGGCTATCGTAGAACTAAAATCAACCGGCGAAGCCCCCGCACCAACCTGAACCAGTTTGGCAATACACCCCACTCCGGTTGCCTTGACCATCGTGGGCTTGTTCCCGATGAAGATCGGACTCGTGTTCCCGTCTTTCGTTTGTATGTAAACCGCGCTAACCGCCCCGGAAAGCCGAACGTAGGTCCCGTTCGCGTGAGCCAGCGTAAGGTTCACAACAATATGCGTGCTGTCCGGGACCGAGGCCACGATCGCCCTTTCCTCGTTGGCGCCCACATCGAAGTTCACGATATCCGCTTTTAGGAAAATACTGGAGTCCGTCACTGGAACGCTCACCTGAGATCCCGGAGAGACCGCCGCGGTGAGAGTCGTTCCGAAGACCGGTTGCGGTACTCCGTTGGTGGTCAGAGCTACGTATTTGAATGTACGAATCATTGTCAACTCCTAAAAAGAAAAGCTCTCCGGAGATTTCTCTCGGAGAGCCGAATTGCATCTTAAAACTCCAAATTTGGAGGGTCTGCAATCCATGGCCCTGAGCAAATTGTGTCCAGCGAAGATTATCTTACGTCACGCCACAATACAACTCACAATCACGCCTTCGTTTCCAACTTCCACATCAATAAAAATATCCGCGAGATTGAATTCCGCTGTTGCGTAGGAAACCGTGGCGGTAAATGCCGGAATCACATTCTGCGTGGGAACTCCAAGAACTGCCAGAACGCCAGCCTTTGTCGTTTTATTCATACCCAAAAGCCCCACGTAAACCCGGCCAGAATTCATCGGTAAAACCTGGACCATGTAAGAGTGAACGGAAAGGCGAGCGTTAGGGTTTACCTGCGTGGAAGTAACCTGCACAGGAGTCCCGGGAACGGGAACCGTGATTGCCCCTAGTGAAAGCTGTGACATTACTCAGACCCGCCTACGAACGGATTCCCTTCCCCCAAACCATGCCCATGCTTAGAATCTCCAACCCGCGGCCTGTTTTCATCGGTTGAGAAAGGTCTAGCTGGCGATTCCGCCTCCTGCGGTGGCATCGCCAAATCTTTTCTCTTCAATATTGTGGACTCAATATCGTCAATGCCAATGTTCGGTGCAACCACTGGAGGAATAGGCACAAGATAGTTGTCCAAATCTCCTGGTTGCCGCCACATCAGCGCCGACCACACTTGTAAACTATCATCAAACTGAAAAACAGAAGGTGGAACCGGCGGAAAGTAACTTTCAGAGTCATCCGGTTGCCGCCAAGACAAACCCGTCCAAACACTGAAGTTACTATCCGGCTGAATCACAAACGGAGGAACTGGTGACAAAATAATGTCCACATCCTCGGGCTGAGAAAACACACGCTCGTACACTTTAAACTGCACGTCTAAATCGTCTAGTCCGGAGGTAGGAACCAGCGGAGGTGACGGCGGAAAAAAACTGTCTGGATCGTCAGGCTGCCGCCAAACGCTTGCCGTCCAAACCGATTCATCGTCGGCCTGTACCACCGTAGGCGGGACAGGCGGCAGATTCCGTTGTGTTTCCTGATCTTCGTGCTGCAGAACCCGCCAATCTAGTGTGCGCTCTTGTTCGCCATCTTCCTGAATGGCGGCCGGCGGCGCCGGAACAAGAGAAGATTCCTGTCCATCATCTACGATAAATTGCGTGGCCTGGATCCATCGTTCGAGGTCGTCATCTTGAAAAGAGGCAGGCGGCAGAGAAGGCGGAACAACTTGTAGATAAGACTCATCCCACTGTGGGAGAGCGAGCGCGAGTGTCAAAACAGCTTCGGCAGGTTCCGGATTGCTACCTTCCACTGCGGCAAGAATGACTGCCAACGGCATCAAAACAACATTTTCCCGTAGATATAGACATTTGTTCCGGCTGGAATCACATCGCTAAATGTAAACGTAGCCACATTCAGGAGATGAGTCGCTGTAACCGTTTGACCACCAGTGCAGACCAATTCATCAAATCCAGAAAGCATCAGGCTTCCCACACTAAAATTCGGAGCAATAGGAGAACTGGAAGGTCCGCTATAACAAATAGGCGCTGCATTACAGTCCACCACGAGCGTGGTACTTGTTCCATCGCCGTGAACGTAAAGAAAAAATTCAATCGCTGTTTTATTTGCCATTGGCGTTTCCTTTAGGTAGGTACTTCCTCCCACATCAAACGTGCAGCAACGCTATGTGTGACAGAAGACACGGTATTTAACAGCGCCAACACTCCGCCAGGAGGCACAATCAAGCTACCGTCAAAGTTTTGCACTCCGCTAACAGAAGGAGTCGGAGTAGCTGCTGCAACGGTCGTAGTCAACAATCCAGACGCCGTATTAAATTCTGCGGCATCAAAAAAAACCAGGTTATTGGTCAATCCAGTTAGAAGACTGGCCGTAGAAAGAGAAAACGCCTTCGCTTGCGACCCAACGTTAGAAAGAGTTTTTCGATTGAACGGCGCAAGGCCCGCGGTTAATGCTCCGTTCCCCACCGAAGATGCCCAGATGAATGCACCCATTGCCACAGAAGTTACGTTATTAATTTCATCTAGCAGCATGGCTTGCAGTATAGATAAATTTACCGTCGAGGTCAGCGGATTCCAAACTCCAACAATCGGTTGCGCCGAGGCAGTCAAAAGAATCGTGGCAGCGGATAGCGCGGTAAGTTGACAGCCAATCGAAAACACGTTTCCACGATAGGTCTGCTGGTAAAAACGTGGCTGAAGCTCTGTAACCAACAGCTCAGAAAACTCACCAGCACTGGCAACGATATTCTGACCCACTTGCTTTCCTGTCTGCCCCTGGTTGATCTGTAAAACCGGCATAAACTCTCCTTACACCCGAATCGAATCAAATTCAGGATTATTCGGATCGAAGTCACTTTCCTCGGCGCGTCCACCATCTACCGCCATGAACACAGCAGCCTTCCGTAACGCTCTAACCTCTCGAATAAGCGTTTGCAGCAAATCTTCCACACTAACCTCTTGCACCGTACCAGGATTGGAAAGCGTCAATTTTTCAATTCCGGTCGAATCCGTAACCGTCACCGCTTCCGTAATAACCGGCTGCGCATTAATGGTGTTCAGCCATCCCTGCAATTGCTCGGCACCGGCCGAGGACGCAATAATGATAAAGGTAGGTGTTGCTGACATCTAAACCTACTCGCTATGGCTCAAAAGTACGTCAACTGGAACAGCCACTGAACCAGACTGTGCAGAGTCTACTACAAGTTCTCCGTTAGGAGCCGTAGCTCCAGAGAAACTCTTAGCCTCATCCTCGACGGTCGCAAACCAGAGCCCCGTTCCGCGTGAGTTGAACGTCGTCTGCGCAGCAAACACTGCTGCCAAGGTTCCACCGGTCGGCAAGCTGGTCGGCAACGCCGCCGCAGCCGGACCTTCAATGAGTGCCTTGGCAGGAACAATCGCTGCGCCAGGTGTGGTCAGCACCGTGGTGCGCGCGAGCATGATACGAATCTGGACATCGACGGCATTCGCGTTCGGACCGCATTGCAAGCGTCGAACGTATCCACGCATCCCAGCGATGCCAACGATGTTCATAAGGTGAAGCTTAGTTCCCGCTACAGCGCTTGTGGATTGCTCGGTTGATGTGTCATACCACAACATGGATCACCCCTTTTTCTCTGGCACATAGCCAAAGGCGTCAAAATATTGCGTTGGAATTTGCTCCAAAGAAAGGCTTCCATATTTCTGAATGATGTTCAAGTCACAGTCATCACAGGTCACAACAACGTGTTGCGGCGCAATTAGTTGACTCGATTCTTTCGATACCCATCCGGCAGGTCTTCCACACAAAAAACAGTAAGCCCGCTCGAATAGCCCAGAGGGATCACTCACCCGAACTGTATTGAGCGTCAAGCGGCTATCCGCATCCCGAAAAAGTTTCCCGTCGTGCTCGGCCATCACTTTCCTCGCAGGTAGTTCTTTGCTCGATTCAAAAGCAAGAAAAGCGCCGTCACCCAAGCCCAACGTTTTTTCCCGGCACTCGCGCCTAAGTAGGTAATACCCGGTCCAGACGGACCCAGCTTCGGCATGTCGGTAATTTCCATCATCAACCTAATCACTTCCCTTCTCCAAATTTGGAGTCGCGACATTCATCAAATGTTCCGTACAAGTTATATCGCAAATCGCACCGTTTTTGAAAACAACTTCCATCCTGCCAAATCTTCGATTCGGCTTCGTGAACCGAGACACGGCTTCAAACAATGCACGATTAACAAGAATTACCTGCTTCTCGGGCCCCACCAGAAAATAGCGCCCAGGTTCCGCCTTCAAAGCTGCTTCAGCCGTGCTCATATTTTTGGAAGCCCCGCCATTGCCTGCCGGCCAGCTCCTCTTCCCGGAGGCATAGGCGGCGGAGGCTCCGCCTTCAGCCGCTTCTCGATTTCGTCCACGTTCAACCCCAAATCTAGGTTCTCGATCAAGGTCCGGCGATCGATGTCGCGCATGACGCGCAAGCGCGCAAGCGTAGCGATCCGCTCCATGCGGTTCAAGTTCAGCAGCGTTCCACCTTCCAGCAAAAATTCGAATTGATGAGCCAGCCGGGACTGGTCCATATCTTTCTGGTCTTCTTGCGGGTTCCAGTCCACTTCCCGGAAAATTCCCTCCTTCGCGCCTGGAAGATAAAGCTGCCGCCGGTCAGTGTAGAACTGAAAGAAATTGTGAATCTGCATGGATCCCAAGTCACGTAACATGACCTCGATGTTACGCCCCTTCAGGCGCAACGGAGTCTGCTGCGTTTGACGCATGTTTTCAAGTGTGTCACCCCCGGGAACCTGCTTCTTGTGCAGCGCTTCAGACACGGCCGCAATGCCGGATCCGCGGTCCATTTCCTTGCTCGCCCAACTGAGCATTTGAAAAACAAACGATGGCAGGTTTGGTGTGGGACCAAACGCCGGCGGGTTCGGGGAAATCGGGCTGTACTGCGCCTTGGCGCCCGGCATTCCCCAATCGATTGAATCCCAAACCGAGTCACTAAACGCATTCTCCGGAGCATAAAAGATCGGGTTAACCGCTTTTTTGATCATGTCCAGAATGCCCGCGAGCACGTTGTTGATCACATCCTGCATCGGCATCATAGGCCGAATTTCAGAAAGCCCCGTAAACTGCCACGGCACCGCATTCAAACGCAGCGCTCCGAACGGATGTTTTCCATGCAAATAAGGATTGGGAATGTCGGCCATCCACTCGTCGCCGCCCATCACGATCAGCCGACCGCGCGGGTAGAGCGGCTCGCCCGGGCCGACCATGTAAGACCAATTCGACTTCGGACGTCCCATCAAGACTGGTTTATTGCTTGTGTTGTAAGAATAATCCTTGAACCAGAATTCCCGGTACAGCGCCATCGGATAAACGCTCGAGCGGGCTTGCTGCTCGATTCCCATAACGCGCCGCATCTGCGGAGAAATGGAATCCCAAAGCGTCTGCGTGAAGTAGGAAGGCCGGTTGTTGCCGCCCATGGAAAAATTCGAGTAGTTTGTGTCCGGCTTGACCAGTTCCCCGCGCAGCTTAAATTTTCTGCGGAACCAGCCGAGCGATTGCACGCTGCGGTAGATGATGCATTCGGACTGCTGAATGTCCGTCCGCGCCTTGAGCGGCAGCACGTCGTGCGGCCCGAGCGGTAAAACTTCGAAGTCCCCGCGGCCCATCTTCAACTCTTCGTTCCAGGAAAGCTTGAAATACCCCATGCAGAGCAAACCGTAGACAATCCCCATGGCGAGCGACAGATCGATGTTGTTCGACAGCCACCAGGAGCGGGTTACTTGCGTCAGTTTTCGGGCAATGTTCTTTTTTTTCTGGTCGTCCGGATCGCTTTCGCGGACTTCAAAGACCGGGCGAATGTCGGTCAGAGTCGAAACCAGTTCCCAAACCAACCCCCAAACGCGATTGTCAACAGGAGAAGCCCTGTAGGTAGGACGCTTCTTGGTCCACTGCTTTCCCATGATGTAGTCAATTTGCTGCGAGACTTTCTGGATTTCCTCGTTTTGCGAGTGTTCGTACACAGCCTCTTCATAGGCCGCGCCGGTCCACTTTTTTACTTGGCTATCATAGGAAGGAAATCCAGTCGCGGAAGACGGTGAATATTCACTCCCGGTATCGGGATGCAGGCCGTACTGTGGTCCCACTTGGAAAGGGAGACTGCTCATTGATCCTCGAAGTCAGTGCCATCGTCTTTTAGAGCGATCCCATGCATGTCGATCACGACGCCATCGCCGTTCTTGTAGTCACGAAAAGCGTGCTCGTAGCCGGCTGCTTCCAGTTTTTCCTTAATCTCCTTGTAAGCAGCGGTGCTGATTTCGAGAATAGCGTAGGTATGAGTCACAGCCAGTTATTTTTCACCGCCGTTTCTAAACACTCCCCTGCAATTTGCGAGGCCGATTTCCCGTGGTTCGCGGCAATCTGCTTCAGCGCCGCCAGCGTCTCCGGTGACGGGCGCACCATCAGTCCGCCACTAAACGAAACAGATTCCTTCTTTTCCAGTTGCTCCCTCAAATTTGTACGCTCTTGAAAGATGGCGAATACTTCGCCGAGCAATTCCGAACCATGCCGCACACGTTTCCCGGCGACATATTTTGACATTTGCTCGACGTCTTCCGACGAGAGAACGAACGCTCCCGGGTCCATTAGTGTGGTGCAAATCGCCACGATTGTAGCGTCGAGCCTGGCTCCAAATTTGGAGTCGAGCGCCTGCTTCAGATTGCCGGGGATAAAAATCTCGGTCTTTACGTAGCCGGGCAGCATCCGTACGGGAGCCTTGGGAGGCAAGGGCATCCTCGACGGCTGCGCGGCCATCAGTTCGCCCGTGTCCATAAAACGATGCCCGTGGGAACAGGAGTAGCCAGAACCGGTATCGGTCAAGCGCTCCATCACAGGCGGGTTGCTTCTTGCACAGGCCGGACAGCCGAGGTCCGTAGCAGTCGGCATCGTCAATCTCCCCGTCTAAAAAGTTTTCCAATCATCAGCAGCCGTGTCCTCATCGCCTGGCGGTTGCCGCTCGGTGCCTTCCAGTTGAGAATACAAAATCAACTCAGCCGGAATCTCGCGGTCGTAATGTAGCACACCTCGCGCACTATGTGGATGGTCGTGTATAGGAGAAGCATCCGTATTGAAATAATCGCGCTTCTTCCGTTCTTCCTCGGAAACCTTGTCTCCACGAACCTCAAGCGAAGCTTTCTTGCCATAATCTGAATCATGGGCGCAAAACAAGGCGATCATGGCTGAAAAAATTCTGTCATCGTGATTTCCTTGCCCCTCAAACCTGGCACTTCCTTCTTCCGCAGCGAAGTCCAAGCACTCATCGATGAGCCACTTGCTACGAATAATGACGGATCGATCGTCGAGTGCTTCGGAAAATTTTGTAATCAGCGAATCTCGAGTCTTGATGTTGGTCCACCAACCAAGCAGGTCGGTCATGAAATTCTTGATCTTGTCGTAGTGCTTCCACCTAAAAATGTTGTAGTATCCCAACTCGCGGAAAATATGGCTATTCGTTGTCAAGCCTGGGCCGTTGCACTCCACGGCAATTTGGCAGTTGTTGTACCACTTCGCCAAGGCGCACACGACATCCCCGAGCGGCGTTGGATTGATCCATCCATGCCACTCGGCCACATACTCATCCGGCTCCACGCGCTTGCCGATCTTGAGAACGTACGCGCTCGAGAAATCTCCGCCTTCCGCTCCTAGTGCAACGTCCACCCCGATGAAATACTTTTCTTCCTCTTGCGGCTGTTCCCAAACAAGCAGCCGGGCACCAGGACCCTCCGCCACCGGCAAGAACTCCGCTTGCTTGGTTTCCTGCAGCCGGATGTTTGGGATTCTGGCCGAAGTCAGTGAAATTTCGCCAAACCAAAGCGGATCACAGCACTGCAATTGCAGCACTTCGTACAGACGTTCCTTGTTGAACGCCGTGATGCCGCTGCCCTGAAACGCCTCCATCCAATCAACGCTCGGGTACTCCTGAAAAAACGCCCAAGGGTTTTTGTTGATGGCGATTGATTCCTGAATTTTTTTCCTTCGCCACAGGAAATGCCCGTTCGGAATCTCGACACTCTTTTCCTTGAGAATTTTGTCGTGAATTTCCTTTTCCTGAACCGTCAACTCGAATTTCTCTCCCGCAGGAACCGGGATGAAATACTTCCTTACCCGGTAGGATTCAATAAATACCGGACGCCAATCCACATGCCCTTCCATGGCGCCAATCCAGAGGTGGTGCCAGGCATTGTTACGGCCGCGCGCCGTCGATTCCATGACGCCCAAGGTGTCCGGAGCGTTCATGGTAGGGAAAATATGTTTGGTAAGAACATCTGGATTATCCCAAAGAGAAATTTCAGACAGTAAAACACAACGCAAGGTCTTGCCAACACCCACGCCGGTTGCCTTGTTGGCCGCCTGACAAAGAATCTGGGACCGCAAACCAGGGTTTGTGAGCCGATCCTCCGGCCGCTTGCGGTCAAACACCAGATAGGTTCCCTTGGCTTCGTAGCGCGCTTCCGGACGCATCCACCACGGCAGGCACTCGTACGCCGTGCGCGACATATTAAATAGGTAGTCGACTTGGTCGGGATCCTGAGCAACCACGAGCGAGTTACACGCTTCCGTGAAAATGGTTTTGTGAAGAAGCCGAGCTGCTCCGTAAGTAGAAATTCCCAACTGCCTTGCTTTGAGTATGATGACCTTGGCTTTCCCGTTTTTCCTTTGTTCTTCCAGAACGATATCGTCAATGATGATTTGGCTGTCCCAAAAAACGATGACGGCCAGCCCTTCACCTTCGGTAGGAATGACGTGGTAATTCTCGGCGTAGTACCGGAAGTCCTTCATGCAGCGTTCAATTTCTATGTTGATGAAGGATTGCTCGAACGCGGTTAGGAGGGTATAGGCCGCGCGGAGGTCGTGCCCCGCACGCTCGTAATAGCTATCCAGCACTTCAATGGCTTCGTCAAGGTAAGGGTCCTTCCGTTTCAAACGCATCGTCGAGAGGGTCTTCGCTATCTGCCGCCGGCGAAGACGCGCCTTCCCCAGGAATCAAGCCTCTCCGTTGCTGGATTTCCCGTAATCTATCCTCGAACGTAATAACCGACCGCCCCAAAACGCCAACGTTGTTTTGCACGTTAACGTTCACTCCGCCACCTGCGCCGCCATTTTTCTTGCCAATCAAGATTTCCGTCCGCTTGGTCACTTCTTTCATGGCTTCGCCCTGCACCGTGTAATCCGGCTCTACCCCTACTTTCTTGCCCTTCGAATCGTAAACATTGTGGTGCGCATTGAGAGCCCGGGAGAGCGCCGATTCATCCTGGTCGGCAATCACCATCATGGTTTCTATTTGCCGGAGTTCCAGTTCCGACGGAGCGCAAGTCAAACGGAAAAGTTCCACCATGCGAAGCGACAGATCAACGGTTTCCTTTTGCACATTATCTTGTCTGGCGATTTCTTCGATGGAAAGCCCTTGCCGCGCGCGGTCCCACCGCGACTTGTGAATGGTGCGGGAAAGCCGGCGAAGGGAAGTGATAGCCATGCAGACTCCAAATCTGGAGTTTCAATTTTCGGTTAAGAATCGCTCAATAAGATGCTTTGCTGCACTCTCTTTATCGCTCATATGCTTACTTCCAGGATCGTACACTTGATAAAACCCTTCATCAAACTTTCCAGGACTCTCACACACAACAGCCTGTCTCTTCCAACGCTCTTTAGGACATCCAGGGTAAGGACACTTCCCATCCGATATATCCTCAGTGATATGACGGAAGGTTAGACCTTCAAAAACAAAAGTCTCGGTGGATGGCAAAGCCAAATATTCACGGATAGTTCGCCTCTTTGGTGTAACAGAAAATTTAAGCAATGGCGAAACCACAGGCAAACTTGAAATGTATTTCAGGATGCTTCTACGGCCATTCATAAAACTCCTCCTAAATCGGTTCCTCGAGTGCTACTTCCGCAGCAGCTTCTCGCGCCGCGGCTTTTTCTTCCGAGTATCCAGAAAAACGGCCGGAGCCGGTAGGCGGCGCTACGGCAGAGGTACGCATCGCGCCGTCCATTTCATTCTTGCTCACCGCGAACTGGTAGAACAGTCCAATGGTTTTATCGAGGGCTTCCATCTTTTGCAGCATCGCGGCCCCTTGCTTGCCCATCAGGATCATAGCATTGCCCAGGCGAGTAAACTCCTCGCTCTTGAGCAAAGGAGCAACAGCACGGAGCGCCTCGGTGGCGGACTCCAGGGATTTCCTGAAACTATGAACCGTTTGCACGAGTTTTACGGCGAGGTAGATGGCTCCGCCAAAAATGATGACGAAGAAGAAAGTGCCGATCACACCGAACACGGCGTAAAGCGCAGGAGTCATCCACGTCTCCATATTTGGAGTTTTTCAAACATCGAACTGGTCCCGGTGGTGCTCGCAGGAACATCGCACCCGGCGAGAAACGCCGGCATTGGTCCCGGTACGCCCTTCTCCTGTGTTCACCAGGCCGTACAAGCCGCACCGCGCGTGCTCCCCAATCGCGCAATAGTACAAAAGTTGCCGCGGCAAAAGATTCTTCGGCGCTCGCAGTGGCGCAGGATCTCCAAAAATCTCATCCAGATCGTCCACGGTTTTTTGCGTCCTCGTAGTGAATATTCATCCCGTTGTAGTAAATCAACTGTGCTTCAAAACCACACTCACAGGTATCGCAAAAAAACTTCACCTTGTTTTGCTCAACGCGGCCTTTCTTGTCCCGAACCGGCACACAGGCCATCCGGCTTCCACAGTCCGAGCAAATCGCTTGCGGAAGCTGCAAGGGCGCCAGGTCTAGAAAGGTTTTCTTCTTTTTGGCCGGAGCTGTGGCAGATGCAGACGTTTGCGCCTCGCTCGCGGCCGGTTGATCGCTCATGCCAGCTCCTCCTCGGCCCCATCAGAAATAGGCGGTGGCGGGGACGACAGTGTCGGCTCAGCCCTTGTGTTCGACCTTCTTACGGGCAAGCGTGCCACCACACGCTCCGCCTTGCGGGCGCGCACGTCCTGAGAAATTTCCTCGAGGCTGCCTCCGCACTTCCGGCAGAGGATTTTCATTAACGGAACCAGCGCGCCGCTTTTTGGCTCGACCGCTTCCGACTCCATTAAACTGACAATGTCGTGCCCATGCACCCGGCAAACAGCCGTCATCGTAACCCTATCCATCGGCATAACCTCTCCTAGTTGCGCCAATTGGTTGGCGGAGATTTTTCAGGTTCTTTTTCCGGCTCGCAAAAATTCGGATTGTCCATCATGGCTTCGAGCACCACGTCCATGAGCATACCCGGCGTTGCGGGGACCATAGTTCCTTCCGCATTCCGGTAGCTAAGATTGGAAAGCAGGCCGGTCAGCAGCCGTTGCGTTTCCGCATCCCGCAGCCGCACGCACACGAGATAAACCACATCGCCGTTGCTGCGAATCAGTTCGATCGCCTGGTGCAAGCTTTTGAGAAGTTGCTGACGTCTCTCTTCTGCGGGATCCATGGGGAAGTTTCTACCACAACATAAAATAAACAACAAGCGTTTAATTTTTATGCGATGAAGGTGAAGGCATCCGAATCAAACTGAGCCACCGGCAGAATAGCTTGAACGTAGCCACACATCGGACAGACCGCCAATTTTTTAGGCACCCCACCCACAGAAGCTTGTTTTATGTCGTAAGAATTGATGGAGTGCGAACAGCCAGGCGCGAACATACCATTCTTCTCGCCCACTGTTTGGGTTGGGTCCGTAACGATGTGCCCGATCCCGCCGGGCTGCTTCGGCACCGGCTGGTACGGTTCCGGTAAAAGCTGTCCCAATGCTGGATCGGCCATGCGGGAATACTATCACGAAGATGGTAGCGGGGCTCAGAATTGAACTGAGGTCTGTGGCTTATGAGGCCACCGGATTACCGCTTTCCTACCCCGCGTCCGAAGTCTACTATAGATCGTCCCGTTTCGCCTTCCGAAGTTCCTCACTGATCATTCTCAACACTTCCGGGACCACAGCGTTGAGCATCGGCACGGAGAACCGTTCCTGGTCGGGCGACATCCCTTGTCGCTCGATCGCCGCCTTCAGGCGCTTGCGGATTTCGATAACTCCAATCACTGGCAACTCCAACTGGTGTGCCCGGTGGGACTTGAACCCACAACACCTTGCTTAAAAGGCAAGTGCGCTGCCAATTGCGCCACGAGCACAAAATTTAATGTGGAGCCCCTGGATAGCGTCCAGCTACCGCCCCCCCGGTTATATGCCGGGTGCTCTTATGGGCTGAGCTACAGGGGCACTGGAGTGCGAGTGATTGCCTGTGCAGAACCTCCGTTGCGTACCCTTCTGCCAAGGGCCGCATATAGTTTTCAGGTTTACACTCGCACCTTGGCCGTGAAGCCAAGATCGTTACGCGCTGGCTGCTTCTTCGGTGGGCGCCTCATCGGTCGCGGGCGTTTCGTCGACCACCGCGGGCGCTTCGACGGCAGGCTTGCCAAAATCCACTTCGATCGCTTCGCGCCGGCGCTGCACGTAGCCCGGCACCGCCCCGCCTGTAATCCCATGCCCGGTCAGGAATTTTTCGAGCAGGTCCATTTCTTCCAGCCGAATTTGCTTTTCATCGTTCATCGTCGTCTCCAAATTTGGAATCCTCGAAACCGCAGGCAGTATACACGCGCTTGCTGTTTGGTGCAAGATTTATTGCAACACCCTGTCCACGACCCGCCAAGCCCAGTAGGCTGCTCCTAAAGCCAAAGCCAGCAGCAGGAGCCACAAAATCGCAGCCCGGACATACGTTCTTTGTCTAGGATCGCTCATTGGGGGATTTTCCTTTTTTTTTCTAAAGATCTTCCCAGGGCGGCGTCCACTCCCAAATCGCTTGATGGCCAGTCGCTACAATAGGCTCATCGAACCGGCGAACCCTCCGCAACTTCCAGCCCCACCGCCCAGGATAGAAATCCCCATAATCATCCTTGATGCCGCGAACGTTTTCCTCTGTAAATTGCAGGTATTGTTCCAAGATGTGCGTCGAGACTACCGCGCCCCGCGGAATATAGTCAGGATCGTAGCCGAAATCCACACAGGCAGACTTGTCTACCGTCTTCGCGGCGTGAATGGCAATCTCCCGTCCGAGCAAGAAATCCGAACCCTTCCAGTGCCGTGTCTCCCACAGCTTGCGGCCGTCCGCCATCAGGGAAGCCCAGGGTTGATGAAGCGAAAGAGTCCTCATAAGATTGGGAACTGGTTCCATTCCCGGCCATCGAGCGCGCGTCCCGCCGCCCGCTTCCCAACCCACTCTAGAACGGCGGAGCCGAATGAATCGAAATGCCGTGGATATTCAGACACTTCCACGGCATGGCCTCCCCTCTCCGGCACGATCGCGAACCGTCCTGGAGTTCCAGTCGGCTTTCCGTAACTCCAACCCCACTCGCCGACCTGTTTGAAGTGAAACGCGACACCCGCCGCCACACATTGATCCCTGACAGCACGCGCCCAGCTAGGGTGCATCGGTCGCGCGTTAGGTCCGCTCTCACCACCACAGACGATCCAATCAAGATTTGGTAACCCAAAGCTGTGACCAAACGCATTCGTGAAGTTAGGGGAACAAAGATTCGTGAAATCCACCGGGCCAAGCGCCGGTTCGTAAGACACCCAGCGAATCGCCGCCGGCGTCTGCAAGAGAAGAGGAATGCGCTCGTCGGCAGTCTTTTGATCTTCGACGGATACACCCATCCAAACATTGTGCGGTGGCGCTGGGGAGATCCGCCCTTCATACAGATGCCGCATCCATGCAAGCATTCGCTCCGGTCGCTTTGTCAAACACTGAAACGTATGCTGCTCGGACTGAATCATCACGTTGAAAATCTTGACGAGCCATTCATCGGAGACTTTTTCGTGGAACAGATCACTCATAGAATTGACAAAAATCATGCGCGGACGCTTCCAGTGGATTGGGTCTTCCAGGTGTTCCTCAATAAATTTAATTTCACCGGTCCAATGCGGATTGCTATTTTTGTAGATCGCTAACCCTTCGTATGGCCGTCCGGAACCTGAAAATCGTGCAGCAACGCGTTCCGCATAACAATTGCGGCATCCTTCAGATACGCGCGAGCAGCCGCGGATCGGATTCCAGGTTTCTTCACACCAACTAATCCCATGCTTGCCTTGCTTCGCCATCTCAAAAAATCTCCACTTCTTCGGCCATCTGCTTCGCGGTTTGCGCGAACTGCTCGAGCCACTGCCAGTTCTCAAGCTCCCGCCACACCGGGTCACCAGGATCTTCCGGAATGCCGCCACCAATCAGTTCGCCACGTTTCCGATCGATCGCGGCAAGCGCGCGGCCCCAGTAGTAGGCGCTCACTTGGTGCCCCGGCTAGCCCGGTCTTTCTCAATCGCTATTTGTTCACAACGCAGACAAATCTCACGACCTTCAAAATACCCCGTCACAAATCGATCACCGCAAATTTTGCACTTCCTTTCTCGCGTAGCAGCATCACCTATGCCACCAGTCCCTGTCATAAAAACTTCCTAGACTACCCTCACCCAGCCGGCCCGCACGGCGTAGAGCGTTAGCTCGGCAATATGATGAATCCCAAGCGCGCGGTAGATCAGCGTCCGGTGCGTCTCCACCGTCTTCACACTTAATTCTAAATCGCCCGCTACCTGTTTCGAGCTTTTCCCGCACGCTAGCAGCGTC